GGAACAATTCATCGTTGTTTATGTTTTTATTATTATAGCAGAATGCGAGAGCTACATATAAATAATCATGTCTACCTTTAATTGCTTGAACCATATCTGAAAACTGTAGTTCATAATCTAAAATTCCAGTTGCTTTTTTCATCTGCTCTTCTGTACATTTCAAACTACCATCACTAAGGCATGGCGTAGAAACAGAGCCACTGCCAGTAACTGCATTGTACACTGCGATTAAACCAAGATCATTTTCATATTCATCTAAAAGATTATTGAAGTTGTAATAATCAACTGATTTCTTAGCCAAAAGTCTAATACTATCCATACTGGTTGTGCTTGATGATACAATATCTTTTTTATTCACAACATTAACAGAATTAATTGGGGCGTAATTATCTTTGCCATTTTGTATGGATTGCTTATATTTCCTTCTTAATTCTCTAATTTCTTTAACAGTTTCGTCAAATACATCCCAATCAACGCATGTAAATCTATAATAGTCATCTTTTGATGTTAAAGTATACTCGCCCTTTCCGTCTTCTTGGAGCCATTCTGTTTCATTATCATACTTAAATGGTTCATACCAAGTTTCTCTTGTTATTTTTGCAACTTTGTTTGAGTCTTTATTTTTCTTATCATTTTTAAATGTTTCAGTATCATCAGCAATCGTTGTATAGCACCATCCTTTTTTTTCATTAATAAACATGGTTTTTGCAGTCTGTATACGAGGTTTGCCAGGTTTACCGGGCTTCCTATCTACTATTTTGACTCCATAATATACTTCGTTTTCTAACTGATTTGTTAAATATCCCATTTTATTCCTTTCTTCGTTTGTCATAATAAACCCATCTGGTCTTGAAGGCCCACCATATGCAACATTGTAATATTCTCTACTATTAACAGCATCAAAGGCTTTAATCATTTCTATCTCTTTTTCCCAAGCTTCTTCCTCTGTGTCGCATATACATAATATCTCTTTGCTAAAGTAATACTCCCCATATCTATCAATAGCGAGTTTTATAAACGTACCACTACCTAAATACATGTCATCTTCAATAGCACAATAGCACGTTCTTTTGCCAATATACTTCATATTGTTGATTTCATTTATAGTACGATATACATAATGATTTACCATTCGCTACAATCTAATCACCCCTATTAATTACAGTTTATACTCACAAAAGTTTCTATGATCACACAAGTTGTGGCAAAAATAATAATCTGGATATGAAGATGAAGAACCGTGTAGTTATTCATTCCCTCTCCTTACAAAACGATAAAACAACATGATCTAAATCAAAAATGCGACGAACAGCATTGCTTGTTATCACATCGCAATAATGTCTATCATTTTCAAAATCAGGTTCATGATACCGTATTTCTTTATAATAAACCCCATCTATTGTCCATCCAGGTATAATTATTTTCCCATTTAATGCCATGTCTTTTACCGCCACATCCATACTATTTATCCAATCTTTATATCTATTATGGTTTATATTCACAAAAATCCCTATGATCACAAAGATTATGACAGAAGTAATAATCTGGATTTGGGAACCACATTTCTTCTTTTTCAATTAAATCTATCGTATGCTTGGCCCATGTAACTGCCTCTGCGTATTCATCAGAATCCCACGGAATACGATATATTTTCTGGCAGTTAAAAAAATTCCATTCCAAGTAGTCAACATTTTCGCCAGACTCTATAAACGGAATCGTATATAGATACTGCTGATACTTATATTTCTTCATCTTCTCTGCACACGATTTTGACACCTCACCTTTCTTTGTAAACGATATAGAAGCTGATTTGTGATCCATGAAGATAAGATTGCCATCTTTATCTTTATAACGTAGGTCAATAAAACCAACAAACGGTTTGCCATCTAAAATGAAATTAACCTTTTCCTCAACGCCGAGAATTTCCATATCTTCTAACGGTAAGTTGATTTCTTCAAAATACTTTTGCCCTTTCTCAAAGTATGTTTGTGCTAAATCAGTATACTTATTTGGTGGAAATTCCGTTACAACTTCTTCACCAAACCGTCGCTCATATTCTCCAGAAATATCAAATATATCTATCTCGCCTTTTTCATAAGCCTCAAGTAATGAATGGCAACAGCTGCCATACTCTGCAAACGCATTTGACATCTTTGGCTCGCAGTCTATATATGTCCTTCTCCAAGCAAGTGGGCATGTATAAAACGATTCAAGCCTACTAAAGCTCCATGTCATCGTATCAACTATAAACTTATCTTCCTCTGTCATATCCTTACCTTTTCTTTAACTAGCTGCTCCCAAACATCTTTGCCGGCATCAACTGGTGAGTCTTTATCACCAGCAAGAAGTCGATTGCTATTGTATCTATCTCTGATAACATACACGTTTGTAAATCTCCCCAATATTTGTGTGCATTTTTTAATTTCTTTCATTTCGACATCACGGTCAAAAGCTATGTTAATCTCTGGAATACCCATATTAACCAATATTTTCACTTGCTCTTCGTTAAGCCTGCTGGTTTCAGCAGCGAGCCAGTTATTTGGTAACCCCCAACTACAAAGCTTTAAGCCTGATTTAATGCCTTCGAAAATATATACAGACCCCATCTGTTTTATAGTCTCTCTATTCTGTTTTGTACCAACCAAAAAATCCGTCGTTTGAATCTTGGTGTAATTATTATATTTGGCTATCTTTAGTTCTTTAAAATCCTTAAATCGTGTGCGACCTTTTGCTCCAATTAAATTATCATTATTATCATAAATCGGATAACAAATTCTATTTGATATCTTATCTATACAGATGCCATATTCATTCATCGCTTCTGGCGAAATACCTTCGTCAACCCACTCTTGCGGTGTTTCTTTTGAGAATTGATCCAACCATGAATCTGGCAATATCTCACGATTAACGACTTTCTTTGCAATTCTTTGGGCGGCAATTTTCTTAAGTTCTTTAAAATACTTCAGCGCATCACATGTACTTGTATTTTTTATTTCAGTTCCTGTTATCTTCGCAATCTTTGCGACAGCTTCTTGGAATTTAAGTTTTTCATATGTCATCATCCAATTAATAACGCCGCCACCAGCATGACATGAATGACAATAAAATAAATTCTTATCTGGCGAAATACAAAGCGATGGATCAGAGTCTGAATGGAGTGGGCATGACGTAAAATAGACATCGCCACGCCGCTTAAACTCCATTGTCTGCTCTGCGTATTCAAGGAGGTCAATCTTGCTGCACATCTCATCCAATACATCCTGATCTATGCTGCCCAATTACCTCACCACCTCACTTAAATACTTCTTCTCTTTGATGCATCTCCGCTCCAACAATCGTCATCGTGTTGCCGTAAAACATGAAATCAAGATAATCGTCTTCTGTCATCTGTTCTCCAAGACGATTTAATGCAATATTCATGCAGTAATTTCCGCATTGCAACCCATCCGATTGTATTTCGTTTTTGGTTTTATGTCTCCAAAACGTTGCTACGGAACAATACTGTAAAAGCTTGATTGAATCAGCTATCTCTCCGCCGCGATTAAGCTGCGCACCAGCAAGCACCGGAATCTGTAATTCGCCAGCAATTTTATTTTTAAGAAAATCCATCCGCGCTCCAAGCAGCTGATATAATACACTTGAATCTTCGGCACTTCCTTTAATGTAATCATACACGCTAAAACCAAGATTCATCTTATATTTTAACATCTTATGAATAGAATATATTTTTTCATCTGTTGGATCTGGCATATAAATATGCACAAATGGGGCGTTCCTTAAATATTCATTTGCTTTATCAATTTTAGCCTTTTCTTCTTCTGAATAATCTCCTCGTTTTATATGCTTGACTTCTATCTGTGTAAGATTTGCAAGCATCCTCTCATAAAACAAACGATCTGACATTTCAGAATCAATATATAATGTAGGAACTCCCATACGTACTTTATGGAGCGCCTCATTCATCATCCATGCCGATTTACCCTGTTTCATTTTTGCACAGAGCAATACCAATTCGCCTGGTTCATATGTGAAATATTCGTTTACATCAGTGAATTTTGATGGAAGACCATATAATCCATTCTCTCCTCTACGAGACACAACCTCATCCCATAATCCACCAACCTTTTCGCCAAATACTTGAATATCCTCGGTTACAATATATTGTTCTGAAAGTTTCTGAATTTTTTCATTAACGCTATGATTTAAGTCACCAAGTTTTAATGTATCATTTTCGCATTCGTGATAAATTTGAGATGACACTTTCGCAAGGTCACGCTTAAAGCTCATTGTAACTACTTGGTTAACAACAATTTTGTATTCCTCAAGTGTATGTCGTGCAGCGTATCCACACATCGAAACATATTCATCTAGATTATTGATGTTCTGCTCATCCATTTTGCGTTTTACTGCTTTGTTTGAATTAAGCATATTCTCAATATTCACTGCATCGATGTTAGTAACACCACTCTTGTATAACTCCTGGATTGCCCAATAAATACATCCGTTAGATATATCATAGAAATATTTGGGTTTTAAATACTCTGTATGTAATATAAACTCTGGGTGAGAGATAAGTGTTGCAATCACAGTAGCTTCTGCGTGTTTGTCAATCATTTTGTCAAAATTCATTTATCAATCACCCCAATATATCTGCAAAACTTGTCTGTTTCTGTGGCTTATATGTAAATGACGTACCACCATCGTCCTTGATTGTTGGGAATTCTACTATTGGCTTTTCAATCTTTTTATTCCACGCAGCTTTAGCAGTACCATCTTTTGCAACATACCTTAAACCGCTAGGAGTATGCAGATGCCATCCATTATTCAAACAAAACTTAAAAGCAAAAAGAAGGTATTCTGCTGAATTACCATCTTTAAAAATTAGATCATTGATTGTTTTACGCAAGTAATTTTCAATTGGTGCTGCGTCAACCTTTTCATGATATAAATCTATAATGCCTTGAATTGCTTTTTTCTCTGCCAAACAATCCTTATGATAATAAGCGTTACCCTCTTTTACTGCATCATCCTTATTAACTTCTCCACCATGCTTACAATGGCTCCATCTACATTTCATATTTAACCCTCATTGGGGCGACCGCAAGCCGCCCCTTATTTGAAATTAAAACGGCATCTCTTCATCTACGCCTTCCGGAATGTTCATATCAAGCTCTGGTTTTACGTTCTTTGTTGTTGTATCATCGTTTGTTGCATTGCCAGAAGACCTGCCGCCACCAAATCCAACACTATCCGCCCAAACATCTGTCGTGTATACTTTCACACCATCTTTGTTTGTGTAACTTCCAGTCCTAATTTCTCCAACGACACAAATTGCATCTCCTTTATGGAAATTCTTTTCAACAAACTCAGCGGTTTTACTCCATGCAACAATATTGGGGAAATCTGCATCATAATTACCATCTTTGTTTTTGGTAGTTCTACGAGTAGCAATAGAAAATCTAGCGCATGCAGAATCGCCATTGTAGCTAACCATGGGGTCTCTAGTTAAATTACCTTTTACAACAACAACATTATTAGGATTACTCATAACATTTCTCCTTATTTAATTTTTATCACATTTTATTAAGTTTCTCAAGCAATTCCTTCGCCTTAACTACGTCCCTAATTGCGTTAGGGTTGCATGATGCCACATACGTTTTAAGCAGCGCCATCATTTCTGTATTGTCTTTCCCGCCGAGCGCCTTGCACCGATTGATAATTGCAGCTTTGATAGATGGAAGGTCATCGCCTACTGATATTTCTTCGGATTTCTGTATTACCGGTTTGGGAGCAGGAACTTCACCTTTTTCACACCAATCATATAAAGCTTCCCCATCTTTTGCGGTGATTACGGAGAATCTTGTTTCACCCCAAAGTCCAGTATTGTCTTTATCGGCATGAGCAATATGCGTATCCTGATCAATCTGAAGAGAAAGCATCATTTCATAGCTGATATCTTTGTCCGTCTGACTTCCAAGACCAACTTTCTTTGGCACCTGTTTACCATTCTTGTCTTCGAGAAGCCATTCATCCTTACCCCTAGCACAGCAGAAGATATGCATTGGTGCAGTCAAGATTTTATCAATCAGCTGACGATGTTTCGGTTTAAGTTTGCCCCAGTTAGTAAACGAGTTACCGGGCATTTTATCATGAGTATCATTTAACCATTTCCACTCTGCTGAAAGTCCATCAATGATGCAAACTTTATACCCAGCTTCTATCGCAGCATCAATGGCGGCTATATAACTATCCGTTGTAAATGGGTCTTCAAGCTGGAGTAAGTCATACTCAAACGTATAATCTCCATGCTTTGATGTGGTTTGCGCATAAAGTTTATCTCTGTCTCCTTCTGTGCCTATGTATGCAATTCCTGCGCCACCACATTTCTTGAACATCCCAGTTGCAAGTTCGAGTGCGGATTGACTCTTGCCAGACCCACTCGCACCAGTAAGTAATACCTTCGCAAATACTTTTTCTCTAATTGCTTTGATAAATTTAGCAAACGCCATAACATCATTCCTTTCTTTGTGCTAACATTTAATTACTATCACAATTATACTATGCCAATAAATATTTGTCAATATAGTATTTAATTTACTTCTTTATTGTCCCAACCTTTGTCTCCTGGCATTTTACCACCAAATCGATAATGTTCTGCGATCCACGGCATCTTTAGCATTTCCTCAACATACTGGATTGCATGAGTATTAAACTCTTCTTCTGTTATTTCTTCTAATAATTCCAAATCTGATACGTATTCACTATAAACATCAAATGAATTAAAGTCAAAAGTACCAAAATAGTAATCACCAGGTTTACCAGATAACATAGAACTATATTCAAACCAATATATAGGATGCTCATAAAATTCCAAACATTCAACTTCATACTCACTATCAGATTGATGCGATAGAACTTTTATAAATCGTTTCATTTCTGGGAATATGCCATCATGAGGTTTTGCAATCTGTTGATAACACTTCCCAACCAAATGTTTATGTAATTCAGAAATCTTAACTATATCATGATGATAATCGCTGCTTATTGACCGCTTAAATGCATCAGCTATCATAGCGTTTGTTACGTTGAATTCCTTTTTTAACCGATCAATTTTAGACAAGAAATTTTTATTATCGCTCATCTACACTCCTTTACGTATATCTTTGACTAGCAATTATAACAGATTTCATATCATGCTTTTCAAGGTCTTCTATAAATCTATCATTTACAACTGCCACATAAGCAAAGCGACCGCCAAAATACACAAATGCACGGTCTTGAATTGTGTCTGGAATCAATACATATGTGGTTTCCGTTGTCATCATAGAACCGCCAACACCACCAAATCCCAGAGCTGTACTACCCCAAATCTGATCAAATGAATGAATTTGATAATCACTACACGGCAGCCTACGATTTATATCTTGGTAAATCTCAATTAACTGTTTTGCCATCTTTAGTGGACGCATACTTTTCTTTTTCTCTCCTATCTGCTTCTTCAATAAATGGCCTAAAGTTTCTATGATAAAAACAACGATGACATATCCACCAGTCCTTATTTGTCCCCCACACATCTATAATCTTCATCCAACCATATTGCTCTGGTGAGTAATAATCTTCCTTTGATTGAAGCATTTTGCCGCAAATAACACATTCTGCTACATGCGGTCTAGCTCTCCATCTTTCGCCATAAATCAATTCTTTTATAGTCCACAAGTCAAGCATCTATACTCTCCTTCCTATTATCAAACACGATATTTCCGTCCTCGTCAGTTATAAACAGATAGTAATCTTCTGGCGGAAATCTCCAATAAATTCTATCTAATTCTTCTGGGAAATCGTCTTCGTGTTCTAGTCCACCGAATGCTGAATACTTTTTGTTTTTATATTCGACATGATATCCTGGCACATCTGCATACTCTGATAAGTCTTCGTAATCTTCGTCCGGAGATGTCCTAAATCCACGCCGTAAATAATCCAAACCACCATCAGCGAAGCAAGCTCCGCATTTACATTGTACGAAGTCGTGTCCATACGTACTAACTAGTATCTCCCCACAGTGCTTACACCGAATTGCGTTTTTCACTAACTTCTTCATTTACAAACCCCTTTTGCTTTTCAATTGCCAATCTGTGGATATCATCAATATTGCTTAATATTCCACTTTTAATTATCTTCCCCAAACTTATCGGCTTATACCCTATTACATTTGGCACGACATTTAATCCAGTTTCCCAATCATGCCATTCTGAATGATCGTGACCGTGGATATTGAGACAGAACGGCAAGTCTATCGGTTCATGCGACAACAAAATTTTATCTGCTATGAATAGCGGCCCAGTGTATATCTCATCGAAGTACCCTTCATAATATCCTGGGCTATGATCATGGTTGCCAAGTATTAAAACCTTGTGTGACTTAATGTTCTTAAAGTATTCTTTATTGCCTACATCACCCAGATGAATCAACGTATCATTCTTATGGCACGTTTCAACGATGTACTGAAAATGCTTTTCCGTTGAAACCTTGTATCCCATCAATTCTCTATCTGCATCATCAAAATGAGTGTCTGATACTATCCACACAGATCCTTTTTCTGACCAATGTTGAAATATCTTATATAGAGTCGGTATCATCCATAAAATCCTCTCTTATGCCTACAATACAATCGTCTAACATGGTAACCAAATCGTCCGCCGTCCAATCATCTGGCACTTGTACATAATCGCCACGGCCAAGATACTTATACCATCCAGCTTTTACGCCTCTGGCTGGATATACAAAATTTTCATCATTGGTATCATTGTTCCAATCATATGCATGTACTGAAAATGTAGCGCAACTATATTCATTACCTGTGTTTCTAAACGGAGAGTCTATTTTTACTTGATGCTCATTCCAATAACAACGCTTCAACTCACGCTCTATTTTTTCTAATGCAGCCACAAATAAATAAGTCTCAGATGTGTTTAATACTCTCATAATTGCTCCTATTTAATTTCTCTTAATAATAACCAATAAAATATCTCGAACAGATTTGCACAACCACCAGACAAGATTGTTTTGCCAGATATCACGCGACTCTGCCAGACGTCCTAGCGCTTCATCCATATGCTCAAGATCTTCAACAAGTATGTCATGTGTCTTCATTCTTTATCCCCCTTATACGGTTCTGGCCGCGGCATCCATGCTGTCACATCTTTCATTTTATCTCCGTAACGATCAAGCCATCTTCCTTCGAATCGTCTGCCTATATCGGTATCACCGTATTCGGTGACAAGCACTTCCTTTTTGCCTTCTGGCAACCGCTCACTGCACGGAATCCAGTGCGGTTCTGGCTCGATGGTTGGCATATCGTCAATGATTCCAATAATGTCAGAAAGACTTATGTCTCCCTCGACATATCGGTCAATATCGTTCCAGACTCCTATGACGATTTGTTTTAATTCTTCGCTATTAATCAGTCTCATCTTATTCACCGTCCCCCACTTTCAAAATATTCCATCGGTATATCTTCTGGTTCTGTCATCTCAGCACCGCACTCACTGCACCAGTTCCGTGCTTCGGTGAAATCGTATACTGTGTCGCACTCTGAACATCTCAGTCCGTCAACTTCATCTGGTTCTGTGGCATCTACCCATTTGATAGTGCATTGTGGGAATTCCTTTACTTCTGGCGGAAATCCGACAAGTCCCTCTTCTTCGTGCCACTCTTCAATCCTTGTTACAGGTATCCACTTCCCCTTCTTGCGTGGCTCGATGGTGGGTTGATTATCAATGACATTAAACACTTGTGATAATTTCACCAATACGTATGCCTGACCGCCCATGTTCTTTATATCAGCCGCTGGAATTTTCTCTAATATTTCCTCAAGTGCATCCGCATCAATCAGCCTCATTATTCACCTCTCATATTCATTAATAGTCCTCAACACCAAGTTTCTTAGCCAGATTATAAAGATCGCCTCTGTCGAAACTTACATAATCTATGTCCATATATCCGTTCTGCATTTCGATGGTTTCTTTTATGATGCGGAACATCAACTCAAGAATTTTTATTTCGGTTTCTGTATACTCTATACGTCTGCTGATTAAGTCCATAGCGCACCTTTTACCTTTCGTCTGATTTCCTTGCATACTCGCATAAGGCTGTCCTCATACGGCTCTCTGATATAGTTTCTATCCACTTCCATACATACTTTTTCCTCTCTTCCCATCGCCGCCAGAAATATTCGCTGTTCTTTGTCGGTTAGCGGTTCCGGCTCGATGGTTGGTGTTTCCGACACAATCGCATCAATTGCATCATTCCATCCTCGCTTATATGATTCCGCATCTACATCGTTTGGAGTTATGTGCGTATATGGTAAAGGATGAAATTTTACTTTTTCCAGTGCATCCGCATCAATCGCCCTCATCGGTTCTCCTTTATCATCCGTCTAGCAGAACTCTCCGTCCGAAAATCTGTATCCGTTCACATTTTCGGAATATGTAAAGTCATCTGGATTATTCTCTAATTGCTTTTTCTCAACCAGAGCAAAGAAGTCATCAAATGATATAATCTCATCATATTCATCAATAATTACATACAAATCGGACTCAACGGTATATTTATGCAACCATTCATACACTTGGTCATATGTATTCCAGACCACTGGTGGTTCATTCCATTTTTCGTTTTGAGTCTGAAAGTTAAATTTCCAACCAAATGACGATTTGCCTATATGTATCGGCTCTTCTGTTGTCGGTCTGTTCCTAACCGCATAGTAATTAGTTCCCATCGATTCTCCTTTCTGCCCTACTACAATATTCATCGTATCCACCCATTCCGTAATACAATTCACATCTCACATTATGATTGTGAGGTATGCCATTTTTGCAGTTTTGGCATCTGATAATCTCATCTGAATCAATATCATCCAACGCAACACACCAAACGATTCTTATATCTTCCTCCCCCTCATTCCAGTCACTTCCCCATACATAATCACAGTTGCTATCAACGCTTAATATCTCATTGATTCGGCGATATTCCTTTTCAAAATCATATTTCAACTCAATGCCAACGATATATGTTTGAATCGGTTGTTTTTCGAGATATTCCCAAAATTCTGTTAGTGTCATTCTCATTTTCTTTTCTCTCCGTCAGAGCAAAATCCATTTCCATCATTTTCGCTATCGAGTTTTTGCGAGTTGTTGGCGAGTTCCTGCGGCTCCCACTTCTGATATGCCAATTCATCACACTCACGGCATGGGGCATCTTCTATTTCCTGCGTCCAAAAAGCATCGCAGAGATCTTTGTGTTTGCAGGTAGAGCAGTTCCTTTCCTTTTGCTCCTGTACTTCAAGTGCGAAGATTGCCATATCCACCGCTTCTCTCAGTTGTTCAAAACAAGCATCTGGATAGTTTGCTCTTAATGTTTCAATCGCTTCCCGATTCGTCATTCTTCGTCCTCTTTGATTACTGCTGATTCAAACTTGTTATTAAATTTGTTGCAATTAGGATTACCCCACATTGACGATGGCTTCTTTGTGCATGTGTAGTCATGGTTTCCATCCATATACAAACTCCATGCTTTCATGTTGGAACAGCTATTGCATGGGCATGGTATTTCGCTACGCTTCATTTTTCTCCCTCCGCATCAATCAGTCTCATCGGTTTTCCTTTCTTCCCATTCTCTATCCGTCCCAATTGCTCCATGATTGATAATGCTTTTAATCATCCAGTCATATCCGCAAAATCCTTTTGATTTCCGCTCAAGTTTTTTTGCATCTGCACAACTAATTCGTGTTGTGGTGACGCAAGCTGTCCATCCGTCATCCCAACGATATAAAAATGATTTGTTCCAATATTCTTTCGGAACATCACACTCTCTGCGAGTCCTTACGAATAGTTGTCCTTCTTGCGACCATTTATTATTCCACGAGCCTTTATTCGGCATCGAAAGTTCAAACGCTATCATCGGTTCTCCTTTCCTCGCCATAAGCGCAGTAAAAATCACCGTATGTGTCGATGTGCGACACCTCGTATGTTTCTCCGTATAGTGACCGCCACATGTCATCACTTTCGCAAAACCCAAACGGCAACGAAACACCTTGATAATTGGTCTGTTGCCTCCAGTGTTTGCAGTCCTTACAGTAAATAATCTCTGGCTGTGCGGGCGGCAACTTCTCTATTGCCGATACCGCATCGGTAGGGTCAAGCAATGCTTTCATTGGTGGTTGCGCACCGCCGTAATAACCACCATCATCCGCCCACCATGTCGGTAATCCTTTTATCGCTTCAATCGCATCCTGTCTTTCGATATAATCACACGCATGCGTTTCCGTGCGTTTGTCGTGTGTTTCTGCATCATGAAGATGTACCATTTCCGAAAAGGTTTTCTGCTCCTTCAATCTTTCCATTTTTGCGCAGTTGCAACCCCAACAACTCGCCTCGGTTGGCTGTGCGGATGGAAATCGCATAATGTCATTTGGAGTAACACTTTTGTTCTTTTGGTTCAGTGCATACTCACATAATGCCTGTCTACTGATTACATCATCCATCTTCTCGCCTTTCTGCCCATGAGCAAAAGTCAGTTGGCTCAACATCTTGCCAAAATGTATAGGCATCATAAATAAGAGTACAAGAGTAACAAGTACCATCCTTATCAGTTTCTGTAGCACAGTGCTTGCAATCCTTACACTGTATTATTTTTGGCTGTGCGGATGGCAAATCTTCCAATGCCTTATAAACATCATCCGCTTTGTACCACGCTTGATGTTCGGATGAGTTTGCACCGCTTACCATTTCGTTATTGCAGTTCTGGTGATACCAGTCCAGTTCTTCTATGGCATCAATCGCCGCTTGTCTTTCTATCAGATCACACATCTTTTCCTCTCCTAAAAACCTGTTCCGCATCGTAATACCCATGTTTATATCCTAGTCTATACGCTTTGCAATCATCAAAATACCAAAGTACCCCGGTGACTATCATTCCACACCAAAAAGCAAATAATTCAGCCATTACTCACCTCACATGATCATGATCTGCTGAATACCGATAGTCAGACAGCGCATGTTGCAAATCTCTCTCTGCTTCTTGTTCTTCAAAAAAGCACCGATTGCCGTTATCGTCATATATCCTGTACTCAATGCACATCGTTTTGTATGCCACCTGTGGAATATCTATTGCTATCATTCCTACTTCCTTTCTTGTCCGATATTGCGCAATGCTACAAATATTAGTGATATGCCAAACACGTACCACATCCTCTCATGTGTGGTGCCATACATTAGGCAAATACCACCAATAGCCGAAACAATAACCCATAAGTATTTCATTCCTCACCTCTCCTATCTGCAAAACTGCAAAAACCATCCTTGCCAATTATCATGATAAATGGATGCCTATCTAATTTATTTTCTGGTCTCGCACAAATTGGAACTTCTACAACTCCGTCTTCTTGATCTTGCCAATATTTACAATCCTTGCACCGTATAACATCTGGTGCGGATGGCAACTGCTTTAATTCTTTAACGACTTCATCTGTCACTTTCTTCACATCTTCGAGTGTTAACCCTCTATAATCCGCTCTGTTTGCCGCATTAATCGCATCTTGACGGCTAATTAAATCATTCATCTTCTTTCCTTTCTGCATATCCGCAATAAAAATCATCAGCTGGAACCAAAAAGAAACTATCGGGATTAAGACATTTTTTTGAATATGTATTAAACCTACAATCCTTACACCGCACTATCTCCCCGACAACTTCAGCAGAGAATCCGTCATTACTATATTGGATTATTAACTCTTTCATATTTTCTCCTTGTACGATTCTGGCAACCGCTTCTTGTGTTGATATTAAATTACTCATTAGTCTTCCTTTCTGCCCTACTGCAAAAGTCTGTTTTATTTATACTCATGTCATAATCCTTATTCCATTTAGTCCTAAAAGCACTACAGTATAATGAGTCGTGATATTCGTAACTCTCTTCACAATCCTTGCACCGTATAATCTCTGGCTGTGTGTCTTCCATGCCAAAGCTGATATGCTTTTTCTATCTCAGCCGCTTCAAGTTCTTGCATCATTTGTATTTCTTCTTCTGTGAATTTTGGCTCAAAAATCTCTGATATATCTGTAATATCAACCAACTCTAGTTTCGGCTGTGCGGATGGTAAGTCTTTCAACGCATCAATCATCGTATTTGCAGATATTTTTGTTTCTTTCCAGTTTGTCCATGCGACATCATGAAGCCTTTTAACCTCATCAATCGCCGCCTGTCTGCTGATTGTGTCATCTTTTACCTTTTCCTGCATATTGCATACCCCATTTGTTTTAGCCGCATCATGTCATAGAGCCAATACCAAGCAGATATCATACTTCTGCTTGCAATCTCTGATGCCGCTTCTTCTGGTGTGAGTTCTTCGTATTGTGACTGTGCGGATGGCAACTCTTCTAGCACTTTAATAGCATTTTGCTTGCTCCAATAATGGACAACTCCATCTGCACTTCTTATCGCATCAATCGCAGCTTGGCGGCTTATCAAATCGCTCATCGGTTCTCCTTTCCGCATACCTGCAGTAAAAATCGCCTTTGCGAACTTCGTCTATCTTGGGGCAATAGTGATAGTCAGGAGACCAGTTGTTTGTCCATGTTTTATCCCAGTGCTTACAATCCTTACACCGTATGGTAGGCTGTTCGGTTCTCCTTGCTGTATTTAAGATTAGGTTAACCGCATCTTTTACAGATTGTTCGTATTCTTTTGTTAGTTTCTGTTCACCGCTTAAAATTTTTCGTATCGCAGTATCTACGATTTTGGCAACTGATTCTTGTGTTGATATCAAATCACTCATTAGTCTTCCTTTCTGCTCCGCTACAAAAATCATCCTCGTCTGGTGTTTCGTTTTTATTCCATTTACAATCTGGATGAGGATAGCCATCATTGTTATCTTGATAGTATTTGCAATTTTCGCATCGTGTTATTTTTTGCTGTGTATCTTTCTTACCACGTTCATATCCATTTTTCCAAAGCTTATCTGAATATCTAGATAAGTCAGTATCTATACATGGAGCATCCAAAAGTATGTCCAGTACGCTTTCTAAAGACACATAAGGGTGTACACCTACATTTGGCAACTTTACAATACTCTCAATTACATCATCTCTGTTGATTAAGTCATCCATCTTCTCGCATTACTCCTTGGCTACAAAAATCATACACATCGAAGTTATTATAAAATTTATCGCATGTCCCATTAACTCCGTTTTTGGCTGTATGATAGTATTTACAGTTACCGCATAAAACGAAATGCAATTTCACCGCTGGAGCTTGCAACACCACATCTTCGCACTCCCATATTTGAGATATATCATCGGCACCATCACCTATTTTGCGTATCCGCAGCTTGTCAAGCAATCTAATTAATTCACTTCTTCTGACTAAATCATTATTCATATTTCTTTCCTCTTTGCACAACTACAAAAATAATTATCCTCTGTGTGGTCATGCCCTATGTCATCACGCTCAATATAACCGTCTTCTTCCCATTCGACCCACTCTTCAAAAAACATTGGACAATCATACGTACATCTATTTGCGCAATCTTTGCACCTTATAATTTCTGGTAGTTCCACCAATGGGCAGTTTGGAAGTCTTTCTTCATATGGTTCTATCAATTCTTTTCCGTTTTGATATGCTCGTGTTCCGGTGCCAAGACATACGCAAAAGTCATAAAAGATAATGCAATCAGAGCAAGATTTTGGCATTTCCATATTATTAACTAATACACTCATGTTTCACCTTCCGCTTCAATTATTGTTGGTACTTTTTTCAACACATCCCATATCTCATTGCTTGTTGCTCTAATACATTGAGTTTTTTGAAATTCGTCGAGAATGGCTTCTGTGAATTCTCTCCATACAGTTTCTTCTTCAATTAGTCGGTCGTGATTTTCTGGCAGTTCTATAAGTGGGCAATCATTCCTTCTCCCTTTTAATGCAATTGCTTCTCCATTAACAGCGCAAGAAAGATTGGCATTTAATTTGCATTCCCAACACTCATCTGGCATCTTTGCGTCCCTAATCAGTATACTCATACACCCTCCAATCTTACTGCCTTGTGGCAAAACCCATTATTTCTAGGATGGTCACCACGAACATAAAAATCGCAGTCAATGGTTCCAATCTTTGTGCATTCTTCGCACGTAATCATTTCGCCAAGTGGACACTCCGGCATTCGTTTATCTCGTATTCTGAAGTTATAACCGTGTGCTATGTGCGTTATTAGACATGTTGGATAATCTCCATTGTCATCTAGTGCAAAACATTCATCGCAGCATTCCGGCAATTCCCTTACCCAAACCATCTTGTCATCATCTTCGTCTGGATTTTTTTGAAATACCCATCCTTCATCACATCCGCCGTTACACATATGCTCTTCATCTAATGTGATTTCATCTTTGGTGCATACATAGTCTTTACAATAGATACACTTATCAAGAAAACAATTAATCTTTGTCATAACTCTTACCTCTCTGTATGAAAATCAGCTAACTGTTTTTCAAGATAATTTATTTCTTCTTCGTATCTTGTTATCTCAGAGTCAATAAATAAGACAAACTTATATAAACTGACAAGCGGTTTTGGAGTATAAAGAAACTCTTCCCCAATTTTTATCGCAATTTCCTTTTGATACGGGCCAGATACTCTGAAAATCCTCTCTTTTATATCATACACACATTTCAACTTTTCTTTAGCTTCTTCGATAGACTTGCATATTCTATTTGCCTTTTCTAACTCTTCAATCGTCATCAGCAAAAATCTCCTTCGCTCCAGTCAAACGGATAATCTGGATCATTCCAATACTTAAAATCATCAAATATATGATAATTGTATGCACCAAACTTCTTTTTCGCTGCCTTTTCCGTTTCGAAATACTCAATGTGATTAAATGGTATCCAAAGTTCCGCTTCTTCTGGATGGCACGAAACTGTATGGAGATGCTTCCGCGCCGTTTCTGGATGATATTTTAAATCAATTGATTCGTAGTCGTACTCCCACTTTACCGATAGCGGTTCCCTTGCAGCGTGGTCAAAAACATGCTGCTTATAATCGGCGAAAGCCCAAAGGTGACGATACTCATCGTACACACAAAGATCATTTTCATGATCGTAATAAAATTTTTCCAACTCGTTCCACGTCTTAAACGCCTTATGCCGCTGGAACAACGGCCTCCATCCGTAGGAAAGCTTATTGAGGTGAATCTCATATCCAAGAAATGGATCATCGACGATTTCATATTCCTCGTCCGTAACGCCCCAGTCATGCTCGACGGCGAAATGTTTATGGGCGAGTTCTTTATTTCTCGTCATAAAATAATAGTTAGTCCCCATCGGATAACTCCTCTCTCCATTTACTTCGGCGCTTCATTTCCGTATCAACATCAGCGTCATTGTAATATTTATATATATGCTTCAGCGGAATTGTACTAATAGGTTCCCTTTCCCACATCAGATACTCATACCATGCTGGTTCTTCATCTTCGTTATCCCACACTGGCCACTCGAACATATCATGATACGGATTATAATACCCATATTCCAGATGACATTTTTTGCCATAATCAGCGGAAATGGTAACACTTATGCCATATACGATGACTCTCTTTGCAAGCCTACATAGCCATTTCTGAAACTCCATGAAGGTTTGACGAAATTGTCGATCCCTTAAATCACCAATAACGAGAAGAAAATATCTGTCCGTCATTTCCATCCAACCTCTGTCTCTACTGCAATCTCCAAATCTGTCTTTGAGGTTGTTCGTTCGCATCCCAAATTCATCGTGAGAACTAGAAATATTATAATCCGGATGCTGATTTACGATTATATGCATATTTCCCTCTGAGCCAGTTACTTGTGGTAAATGATCTAACACGGTGTTTAAGATATAAGTTTTCTCATGTTGCGTTCTGCCCATCGGACTAACTTCTATAACACCCATAATGTGAGTCCAGTAACTCATGCGATTTCCTCCAAAACATATATGAGATCCACCGTTTCCAGTTCATAGATGCCATCCATGCGTTTGTAAAGCTGGATAACGGCAGATGTATCATAACAATCATGTGTTGAAATCATATAAAATTCTGTTTGTTCAAATCGTTTTACTGTATTGATGTCCCACACAATTTTATTATCAGCTAAAATATTCGCTTTTAACTGTGTTCCACGTATCCCTTTTCTCCCACTGTGAAGGACATCTTTTATTTTATATATTTCTCTCATCTAATTTACCTTAATAGCAGAAATACATTGTCGAATACGAAGTGCTTAATGTTAAATACGTACCAGAACCTTGCGGAAAATTCGCTTGCCACACAACTTCTGGAGGAAACTTCGATCCCCACTCAAGTAAATCAATCGACACTTCCATTACTAAATCTGTTGGCTGCGCAGATGTAAAGATTCCGTCTGTTACCGGACGATACTGCCCAGGCTGATTTACTACTTCGTAAATTGTATTTGGAAATCTTGGGTCTGCGACTCTGTTAAGTACTACGGATCCCACGCCTTCCATCATCGCTCTTTCACAATACCCAGCCTCGCACTGAATGATGTGACTAAGCACATATAAATCATCATCAGTGTATGTATTTGGTACTGGTTCGGTTTCGCTTTCCGTTTCGTCAGTGTATTCCGTTTCGGTTTCTTCTGTTCCAACAGCAGCTTCAAGTTCTTTGTCGGTTTTAGTTTCGGCAATTACAGATGCCGCAAAACTTCCAAGTAATAAACTGCAAATCAATAGTGACATTACAATATTTAATTTCTTCATTATATATACTCCCTTTAATTTTTATCTCTATCTTCTTTTAACTTAACCAGATGATCATATAAATTCTCTGGCGTTCTTAATTCTATTGGATTTCCGTCATTATCTGTCAAAGCACCAGGATAATAGCACTTACCATATTCCAGTGTCTCGCAGAAGTACTCAATATCACCGAATTTATCTTCCATTATCTCGGTGAGTAAATCTTGCACCAAATAATCATGTGCAATAACCATACCGAATGGCTCTGGAAAATCTGTGCCGATAACATTATTGTATTGTCTTACTGCGCTGGCGACTCTCCGCTGAAGATTCTCCCCCTCTTCAAGTTGCCTTATCGCTTCACAAAACTTTTCTTTAGTCATGTACAACAACACTCCAATTTATTATTAATTACGGCAGTAGCCCAATTATTAGTTGTGTAAATATCTGAATACTTTAAAGTAAAAACCTGATTACTTTCCCCTAAAACAACCTTTTTTAGTTCGTCTGCATCTGTATCTTCAATATTTAAATTATGTAACTTACAATATGACAATAGCTTTTCGTCTCCGTTAATTACATATGCATTATATTTCTTAATTAAATGCTCATAATCTTCTTCAACCGCTTCTTTGTTATGGTCTATGTTCTTTACAACCTTATCAACAAACTGTCTCCATTCGCACAAATCTGCATGAAACTCTTTTTTCTCTACACCTATTTGTTCTCCATTAATAAATATATTATGACCAATATTAAAATCAAAATCGGATTGCGGATCTCCTTCATACTGGCAAATTTCTTCTGGATTATGATATACGACTTCCTTTTTTATTTTCGGACGACTTGAAAATTTAATCTTTACGTCACCATCTTTGCATATCTCTTCTTTATAATTCCCTTCTATGCTCCAGTATGTTTCTGTTACTTTGCCCATTACTCTTGTAACCATATTTACTCTCCTTTAAAAAACATATACAAACACGCCGTCCACAACATGACAGCAAGCACAACTAAAAATTTAACAGTCATTCTTCATACACCTTTTGTAAATTTTGTTGGATAATTCTTCCGCCGAATATACAGCAATCAGACAAAACAACACAGCCTTTAATCCGTCATTACCAACGAAATAAAATATTGCAAATATAATTACAATTATTGACGAAATAATTTCTTTTATAAAAAAGTCATCATACATATCAGCTCTCCTTCTTTGCTGATTTTAATGCTATCCTCTTTTCCTCTTCTTCCCTCTGGTTAATTTCATTATTCAGTTTTCTCATAACGCTTCTCCAGTTGGAGATTTCATCATTATGGTTTGCGTTTTTCTCAGATCTAGTTCGTGCTTCTTGCGTGTATTTATGCTGCTGCTTCACCGGATCAAATGGGTTTGGTTTATACTCATATCCCTTTCCTTCGGCACGGCGCTTCGCAAATCTCTCGGCTCTTTTTCTGGCTCTCTCCTGTCTACGGGCTTTGTTCGCCTCACGATGACCGGATGCTTCATATCTCTTGCAACGTTCTTTATTTGTACCAGGTTTTGGCATAATATTATCTCCTTATTTAATTTATTTTATTGTATGATATAAATATGTGTATAAACTACTCCGTTGTCATCATATCATATAGTTTTGTTTGTGTCAATATCATATTTAATTTCACTTACTATAATCGCCGCATCACGCCGAAAGCACAATAACAGCATCTCCAATTTCCATTGAATATTCTTCAAATTCTGGGTCATAATTGACATTTTTATCTAAACTAAATGAGATACGAGTGTTGTCTTCACTCCCCTTATCAGTTATTTCAATCCAATTTCCAGTAACCATAACATCTGGAGTCAACGTAATATCTACGCAAAACCCACCACCATTTACAAAATAACTAAGCGATACCAGTTCATCATTATCCTGGGCATCCTGTAATTTACAAATCATCATTTCCATGTAGCTCATATCTCATCCCCCTTTGTAAAGAACATATGTTCTGTTTGTATTGTTATTTTATGACCTCACGAACTGATTGTCAATTACAAATGAGGTCATTAATAAAGATTTAAGTTACTCAAAATATTGTTTGTATCTACGCAAAAATTCCCCTGGCGTTTTAATCTGCTCAGATGTAAATTTCTCGTTAATCACATCTTTTTTTACTCTTATCACTTCTTCTATTATTAAGTTCTCTTCCTTCATTAATTGTTTAATAAAATGAATTTTACCAGATAAAATAATGCTTTTAACCGTTGTGCGCTGCGGCATACCCATCAGCTGCTTCGCTTTATCAAACCGTCTTCCGGCTGCTTGCATCACTGCGCCACTTGTCCTCTTGATTTCGCGCCGAGCAACAGTTTTAAAAATCAAATTCGGCGGATCCAAATCGCTATACTTTAATATACGACCAGATAATCCATACGCTTGATACTCTTGTTCAGTCGCCGCAAAATGCGCAACGTCTTTTAGCTTATCGCTAATCTCAATACTTCTTCCAGTGCAAAGATGAATCATGTTTCCATCAATATCATCTTCGGTTGCGTTTACCATTTCGCAATATTCTGGGCCACAAATCCCTTCGAAGAATGCCAAAAACATATACCTATCCGTGTAATTTGGCAACTGATCGATTAAATTTACCAACTCGTCACGAGTAATAATCATTCTGGTTAAGTACTCTTTATTGATACAAGCACTCAACATATCTGGACGAATTTCCAAATAATGATTCTGCGCATCTGGGATTAATGTTTCCGTTAGACACCAACTGGCATACAAACTTAGATTTGAATTGCAGACAACGAGTGACGAAAGTGAATAAGCATCGAGATATTTATAATACTCCATTATCTCCGTAGTCGTCCATTCGCATACGTCTTTGTTCAATTTCTCTTCAAACACTGCCGTGCTTGTAAAAAGCCTTTCCAAAGATCGATACGGAAGTGTTACGTTTGCTTCTTTTAAATCTATATACCGACGCTTCCGATCTTCGTTAAACATGATTTCACCCCTTTCCTAGTATATTTTTAAATTCATTAATTAGTTTGCGCCTAACTCTTCCGTTCGACATCCCAAATAACTCAGATGGTATATTATCAAGAACTGGCAATAGCTTATTAATATATTCAATGTAGTCTTCATCGTAGAAATAAAAACAATATATTATTGCCGACAGTTCTTTTGTGGTAAATGTGTGGTCTGCCCAATTTAAATCTGAAGATATTAAAACATTGAATTTATCCTGAATTTCCTTTTTGGTTGAAAGTATATCTTTTCTAGATACCTTACCAGTTTCACGAAACCAATAGTAATCAATCATTGCGCTAAGTTCCATGAAGCTGATTTGACCACCATTCCTATTAATCATCCCTTGAATATTCGATGATGGTTCAGAGTTAAGCTGGTTAACAATGATGTTCGCTGGATTATACTGATTCATAGAATTAGAATCAATCTGGCGCATCTTCGTTTTTTGGTCTTTCTGGTAAATAAACTGCTTTGCTTTCTCCTCTGAAAATGATACTAAACGCAATTCCATTGGATAATCAAAATTCTTATCTTCGGTAATTAGTCGCGAAATTGCAATATACCTATGATACCCATCCAAAATATCAAGCTTATCGAATTCCGTAATTGTGATCTTGCCGTTGCTAAAAGTAAATTCCGTAGATTCAATTGGCATATTCAACGTGATATCATCCGGAATATATGAACCATTACTCAGAGATTCTTTGATTTCCGTTACGCTTTTATTGTTGAGAGCGATGCGATAATATCTATTTTCACCATGGATAATTCGGCGCATAGTCCTTTGCGTGTTTTCATTGTACTTGATAATTTGCGCATCTTTTAATCGCATAAGATCTTGCGCTGAAATCTTTCCTATCCATTGGTCGGACGCAACTTGCACCATATCATTAAATATTAGTGGTGGCTCAAATTCTTCATATGCCAACTTCTGTTGCGAAAATATTTTAATTTCTTCTTCGGTGAAATATTTCCTTGTTTCGCTCGGAGCTAAACCATCAAGCAAAGCAAACGCAATGAAGTCATTGACACCACTAATATCTTCTCTGTTTGTGCAAATATCCGCCGTTAAGCTAATTGGAATATTATATTTCTCATTTAGTTCGTCGTATAAAGGTCTTCTTTCTTCTAACCTTGAGATGAGCAACAGAATTCTTTCGTTCAGCTTCTCTCTGCTTTTAAGCATAATAAACCCCCTTTCTAAAATTTATGATATCAGAATCAACAACAGTAATCAAGTTTAATTTCTGTTGTTTTATATAGCATCAAGAATTTCTGCTGCGTTACGTTTTGTCTGTTCTGAAATCCTTGTGTACCTCATTGTGTTCGCTATGTTCTTATGCCCAAGCTGATCTGCAACAAGGTAAACATTGCCGGTTTTCTCATACAAATTTGTGCCACAAGTTGATCTCATTTTGTGTGGTGTAATGTGTTTCCCTAAATCAGAAGTATATTTAAGAATCATTCTCTCAACTGTTCGCTGAGAAATTCTACTTAATCTGTTTGAAATAAACAATGCATCACACCCAGGAATCTCACCCCTTTCTTTAATCCATTCATTAATCATCTCCATCGTATCCTTCCCAATGAAGATTTCCCTCTTTTTGTTACCTTTTTCCACAACAGTTATCATTCTGTTTTTGAAATCAATATCCTTAATATCAATTTCGCACAATGCAGTTACTCTTAAACCGGTTCTGCAACCGAGTGTGAATATTAACAAGTCTCTTTTTGCCCACTTGTTATATGATTGCATTATAGTGTTCTTTACATGACGGACTTCTTCTTCCGTCATTGAAATAACGTTTATGTCCTGCGTTAATTTCGGTAGCTTAACTCTATCACATGGGTTCTTTTCGATGATTCCACAATCAAGAAGATAAGCATAAAACGATTTAACGGCAGCAATTCTGGCGCGACGGATACTCTCTTTATTTTCCACTAGTTCTCCGTTAGCCTTGGAATACCTAATGTGATTGACGTACTGGTTCATATCATTTAATGATATTTCTTTATACGTATCAATTGCGCAAATATCACGGCCGACACTTTTAATAAAATCTAAGTAATCGGAGATATAACGGATATAAACACTCTTCGTCATTGCGGTATTATCCGTCATACTATAATAGTAATTCGTCAAAATCTGCGGATATTCTTTTAATCTTGCTTCAATATTAATTTCTATCTTGTTTGCATTCTGTAATCTTCCGCTCATCAATATCACCTCTTATTCTTTGTGTATTTTCTTCTCATTGCATTATCATGCTCATGCATCTTTTCTTCTGCAGCCTTCTTTTCCCAAAAGAGTTTGCTTCTTTCCGCTTCTAATTTCTTATAATCTTCACTATCTCTTCCACCATCAAAAGAAAATTCATTAACACAATAAAGTTCATCATATCTATCGCTTATTTCTTTATAGTTTTTATATAGCGTATCCCTATAAATAATCTCTTCGTCTGATGGCCCTTCACCATATTCATATACGCGATGATTGTCGTCTTCAACATCTACATACCATGTGCAAAAGACTCTGTTTACATTATTATGCTGACGATAATACTTTCCGGTTGCCACTTCGCAATACATCTTCTTAATTGGATCTCGGAAAAATCTTTTTCCTTTTTGGATAGCTTTATCTCTGTTAATTTTATACTGATTCATACCTTGCTCAAGTGTAATATTTCTAACTACTTCGCTAGTCTTACAATCTTTCAAGACTTTATTTCCTTTTTCAAAAGCAAGATATACTTTCCTATCTGTATTTACATCATATTCTTTTCCAAACCTATCGATGTAAGTGCTACTATTATTTTCAATTGCCCTTTCTTTGCTTTCTCTTTTAATTCTCTGATTGCTAAAATCGCCATGAATAATTGCACCAACTTGAACTACTAAAGCAATAAAAGATAACATCTATCTTCTCCTTTACCATATTCCAATTTCCGTAAACTTTGCATCTACTTTACACCAAGGACACCACAAATCTTTAATATGTCCATCTCCACGTTTTCTACTTTTTCGCCTTGGAACTGTCATCTCATTTCCGCAATACACACATCTATAATATACAATAATTCCATCTTTTCTTTTCTTCAATTGTATCACCTCTCAAGCTGTAATGTCAATATTTAATTATTATTATTGCGCTCAAATTCTTCTTCGTCATATAAATCAATTACATAGTCATAAAAATGATCTATCCATTCATCAAAATAGCAAGTAGCCGCAATGATAGCATCGTCTTTATTTATATCTCTATTTTTAACCAGAATATTTGCAGCATCCTCAATCATCCTAATTTCATATGGTGTTTTAAATTTATAGGTTTCTCTCGGTTTTGTAATATAAAACAAATCGTCTAATGTGTATCGATCCATTAGAATGTCATACGCTTCTTCTTCTGAATTCGCCTTAATTGTTCTTCTAAATTCCTTTGTTATAAAAGTATATTTCATATTATTATCCTCCTTTTTATCATTTTACGGCAAGCATGGGTGGTTTCTAATATTATCATATGGATATACTCCACACCATAAAACATTTTCAACGCATCTTATGATGTCATTGGCCGCAACACAAGCTCGTTCTTTGGTTTCAAACTTATAAAGCATCCTTTCTCCGCTATTCTTCATAGAAAACATCACACACCAATTTCTATTATCCGCAACCAAGTTAATCATATCGATTCTCCTATAATTATGCTTTATACCAATAACCATACACACATCTATCCGTTGTGATATCGTTTCCGTGAACGTCAATCGTATATCCGCGATCATCTGGATTGTAAGTATCATGCACAACACCATCAATAACCGCCGTGTAATGCTTGCTTAGACTACACATAATTCTTCCCTTTGGCAACTCATCTGCTGCAAGATGTACTTTGCATCCAGTTCCAATCTTCATGGTTGGAACCCATGTAAATCCATAATGTTCCATTACTTTCTTGGCGGTTGCTGGATAAACACCGGTTCTAGCATTGCTTATACCAGTTTTTCGTTTCCCTCTACGTTCTTTTTTAGCATATCCATTAATCAAATCATAAACTTCTTTGTATGGTCTCTGTGTAACTATTGCAATGGCTCTACAACAACAATCGCCAGTTCTTCCTTTAAAACCAGCCGCTGCTCTACCACCATCATCAAACACCCATTCAATCCCTTTTTTCATTATTTAATTCCTTTCTTTAATTTTTCTCAATAAGCCTTTTGTAACTGTTTTTAATTGATGTTAATGTAGTTTTATTTCCATCCTTTGTGTACTTTCCAAATGCATATACATTGGCACAAGAACAACTTACAATGTATTCTGCCGTGTAGGTGTGTCCGCCTTCTGTCCATTTCACTTGATCATGACTATGCTGTTTCTCATAATACCTACGTCCGCCAGCATTTCCATGCGGAGTAAAGAAGTATGCGTTTTTCATTGTAGCTGCTTCATTGATAATTTCTCTGATCGCATTAATTGTATTATCCATATTATATCTCCTATATTAATTAACTATTCTGCAACTAATAATCTCAATAACTGTAATACCCATATTTCTTAAACTACTAATTGCTTCTCCATTTGTTTTTGCCCAAACATAGTTCTGTTTGATAAATCCGCCACTTGAATAATATCTAATTTGCCATTCATGCCATAATCTCCAAGTACGTAACATTTTAATCTCCTTTAGCTACACGCTTCTTCAAGATTATCAACTGCTTCTTCAAGATTATCTAATGCATATTCCATATTATCTATCGCATTCTGGGCAACTTCAGCACGTTCAGAACACTGTAAATTCTCCGGCATATTATCCAGATATTCCTGTTCTTCGTCGCGAATTTCTTCAAGTTCTGATTCGATATCTTTAATTCTTTCAATTATTTTCTCAATTGCAGCCCTTCTAACTTTATTCATTCTGTACTCCTTTCAGTTCTCTTTGTTAACTATTTCCATTACAAGATTACTATATGGACTAATGCCAAGAACACTCATCCATTTTTCTACTGCCCACTGGGCAGCATAATTATCGGTTTTCTTATAATTTGCATAATCAGCAATAAGATTAATCAATGCATTTTTAGAGATAGTAAATGTATAGCTTTCCATTTAATTTCCCTCCCAAATTCTTTTAAAACCAATATCATCTACATAGTAATATTTCCACTGCCTTTTGCCAACTTCAACCCCAACTACGTCGCTTACCGAAAGACTATGAGCATGGTAATCAAATGGATGGTCATTATTTAATCTGCTAAAGATATATTCAAGAACGCTTTCCTTGAATTCACCGTATGTTTCGCTAGAATAAACCAAAACATATTCATCTCTGTTTGGCAAGATTCCATGATTCTTTGCAAACTCATAGTCAATAAATTTAGCATCGTTTGAGCGAGGAAGCTGAAGAACAATATATCTCATTTAATCACATCCTTTCTTCTATTTTATTCCACTCTTCTTCCGTTATACCACCACAATCATATTTCTCTTGCAGGTTGTAGTAGCACTGCTTTAAGTATCGATCATTGTGCCAACCTGGGAATACATCTGAGATATTTGTCGCAAAATTTCTATTTACTCTGTATACTCTAAATTTGTCCCAATCTGCATTATAATTGCGATGCCTTAACTCTTTATAAACAGCCAATGTATAGGCATTAAAATGTGTAGCCGGATAATCAATCACTCGATTGACTAATATGTGATTCGGTGTTTCTTTTTCCAGAATACTTTTCGCAATGCAGCAACACTCACGCCACTGCCCAAGAAGCTGTTGCCTTGGAAGAACCGGTATTAAATCCTTGTGCCATAAACGCATATAATCACTCCTCTTCATCACCATACTCTGGATCATATTCAATTTCTTCTACATAATCATAAAAGTCACCCCATTCTGCAATGACTCTCGCTTTTTCAACGGCATCGTCTTCGTTTTGTGCATTTACAGTATATGTTGCTGTTAATTCTACATTGTAAGTATGTAAATTTGCCATTATGTTATTCCTCCTCTATACACATTAATTAATCCCATCTATCTTCAACGACGATTCCATTTTCCATACAATGTTCACGAATCATTTCCATAAACCAATCAAAATCTTCTCCATAAAAGTTTGTTTCGTTATCTGGGTTTTCCTCATCACGTTCTACGTTTGGCACTCTTATGCCCTTTTCAATAAGCCAATCATCCAAATCGTCAACAATACTACATATAAAATTGTTTGTTAATCGCTTCTTCTGTTCACTCATATAAATCTCGTCTCCTTTTAATCTTTATTATTTTATGCTAGTTTCTTCAACGATTGTATAATCGGTTGGTGCAACCAATTCGCCATACTTATCATAAAACAATGGAAGCGATGTTGTTTTAACCCAATTCAAATCTGCATTATCTACATCAAAGAAGTATCCCGTGTTATCATCTTCAAGGCACTTTTCTTGCATACGCCTTAGTGTTGTTATTAAATCACCCTCCCATTCATGTTCAATTGAATCGTTCCATTTGCCTTTAATAATAATTTTTTTCATATTTAATTTTCCCCCTTTTTAACCGACATCCATAAAGTCCGGAACCTGATGCTCTCTATCAACAATAACTGTGAAGTCTTTGATTGAATTAAATACCTTCACTTTCGGAACAACATTCTTAAACATCTTCTCCTTCATTGATTCTATGGTCTTAGGACTTCTTGTTTCTATATCTCTTTTTGTGAGTTTGTCTTTAAACCTAACCATTGAGCAATGATATCCATCTGTTACAATAAGCAGTGTGGAAAACCCATCCTTGATATACTTTTTAAATGCCTTCTCGTCTTCTGCAAGGTGAATAAGATGATCCATGAAAATATCTGGGTCATCCTGGAAATCATAATACCTTGCGTCAGATGGACATCCATCTTTGAAAAGCTTTGCTTTCTGCGTGATGATATCTTCGATTCCATAGTAGTTGTCTGGGCCGCCCCAACTATCCTGCGACCAGAACCCAACTTTCTTTCCGTTAACATAAACGTTTGCCTGGGCAATCTGTGCGCCTTCGTGGTCTGTAAACCTCTTAACCGCCTTCAATTCAACTCCATTAATCTTTGCCATAGTTTTATTTTCCCTTTCTAATCATGCGTTTAATTTCGTTCATAATATATTCGCCATCACAATCTACTAACCACTCAAACCATTGTGAATCAAAAAACTCTTCAATTTCCTTTTGGTTATAAGATTCATACTTTGGATTTTTCTTTTTCTTTTTTAGTGCCTTACCATAGTCCTTTGCTGCTTGTGTAACTATAGCGATGCGAAGCAAGTCCAAACCGCTATCTGTCATTTCTATCATATCGTTTCCTTCCTTTATCAATCCGCAATAAATTTTCCGTCTAAAATTTCATATAACCTATCTGGAGAAATATTTAATAGTTCACATACAAATCCTTCCAAGATATCAAATTGATCTACTTCAAATTCTCTTGCTAATTCAATTACGTCTGTTGCTTCAATAATTTCATTCATATTATTTATCTCCTTTTAACAATACGGTTGCCAACCTCTTGTTTCGCTACCAAGTTTGCGTTCAATTATATAACTTTCACCTTCTCCTATATAGCGACTACACCTACGAATTCCGGTGCCATCTCTGAACATAACCCACTGTTCTCTTTCTGGGAGATATTCATTTTCTTTTTGTGCATCTTCCCACAACTCTTTTAAATTCCTTTTACACTGTCTTTTACTCAATCTCTCACTCTCGACTACTTGATTTCCAGAATAATAATAACCACCTTCTGCTGGCTCATAAATCGGATACTCTTCGTAATGTGTAATATATCTCATGATTTTATCTCCTCATATTCGTCGTTAAGAACTACATCCATGAACCGTTTCCCTATTCTTGCAAATCCACCTTTTGGTCTACCATAAAAATTTGTGATTCCATTTGCGTAACTGTATCTTTGTCGCCACATATAATGACGACAGTTAGTTCGCTTAACATCTATATATTTATTTTTATTTCTGATATTTCTGTATGTTTTAATTTCCATTATATTTACCTCTAAATATAATTCTCAATGGTTTCCATGATTTCATAGACATCATAAACTTCCGTTGCGTAATTTCCAACTTCAACCATGATATAACCATCCGGCATACCACGCATAATAGAATCGATTGAAAGAAGATTCTCTTCATTATTAAAGAACTCAATAGCGTCCCTATAATATCCATCGAATACAATCGGTTCGTATACATCGTTGCCTTCGTCATCGCATCCGCAGACCGTATAAACAGTTACATAAATCTTTGGCCCAGGAAGAAACGCTTTCCCTAAAATCCCACCAAGTGAACTCTGTGTCATAACCAGTCCTCGCTTTCGTCTTCATGCTTAACTATCCTATTTGTCTCATTCCATAACTGTGGCCAATTTTCATATAACTCTCGGTTAACTCTATGCTGCTCATCTGCCATTGCCCACAAACTTGCTTTCCATCTACCATATTTTGTCCACCCTTCAGTGTACCAACCGTCATAGATGAAGCTTCCATACTTTTCAACAACCTCTTCGATTGGCATGTACGGAAGTCGTGCTTGTGTGCGTTCTGTGCTGCCTTTTTCTTTCCAAACATCGAAGATTAGCATTACTACTGAGTTATTAGCATTAGCAAATTCTTCTCGCAAAGTCTTCATGCAACCACCTCGCTTTCTGTTTTTTGTGGGACAATTCCATTTCCCCTACATATTTTATTTACTTCTTCGTTACTGAGAACTCTATTGACTTTGATATTACCAGCAATAATCCATATATCACCATTTGTGTTCGTGCGGAATTTGTAGTAACCATCCCATGGGATATGTTTAAGATATGCACGCTACGACGACCAACGACCTGATCTCCAACCATTTTCTCTTGCTTCTGGCTGATAATTTTTGTCAGTACGATATTCAACTTCACACCAAATACAATCCTTACGACGAATCAACTCACCGCTTTCCGTCTTTTTGCCGATCCACGGAGAATTCGGTATCTCTGCAATGTGCCACCCGGGGCGATAGGCTAGTTTGCCAAGTTTTGACTTTACCTTTCCGTCAACCATCTCACCATCTTCTGCATCAATCCATACATTCATCGGTGTTTCTTTGTTGGCAAGCACATAAAGTGGGAACAATTTTCCATTCTTTACCCTAAACATCTTGTAACCTATCGCCATAATACCACACTCCTTTCTATATTTGCAACAGTTATTTAATTTTTATTTTTTCAACTCGGAAATATAAAAATCTTTGTTTTGCTTGTCATAGCACTTCATGCACAACTTGCATCTATGATCAAGATCATTTGCGTTCCATGTCCCACAATTAATCTTGATACCATGCTCAATTGCATATTCCTTTTCATAAACTGTGAATACATGGTCAACATACTTCTTCGCTCTTTCAGATATTTCTGCAATCTCGTTTACCATCGGAGAAGAAACAATAAAAATCATGTTGTCCGGCTTGCCTTCTGCATCAAATGCATTAACATAAAATTCATCGTTCTTAGTCCAAAGACCAAAATCCAAATGTCTATGACTTGCAACAAGTCTTCTGTGATTAATTGCACAGATTAAAGATGCTGCGTCACCGTGCGCTTCTACTCTTGCTTTTCCGTTCGTTGACGGAATTGCTACAGTTGCCAACGCTTCTTCGCTAAGAAGGAAGTTGTTGAGAATCATATAATTCGTTTCCAATGACTGACATAATCCAGCAAATCTTGCACACCCAGCTGCAGCATAGCAGTCCTTGCAGATGCAACCTTCAATCTTTGCTCTCGCTTGGCAAATCGGATTCATCAACACAGATGTACTTACGGCATAAAAATCTTCTAATTTACCGGTTAATGCAGAAACTGCAAGACACTGAGCAAGACGAATTTCGTCTGCCAAAGCCAAACTATCTTTTTTCGGAAGCAGTTCGCTTATAACTTCCATTCTTTTGAGATACGTCTGGTTGTCCTTTGCATGGTCTCTCCAATCATCGTAATTTGTCACACCCTGTATAAACTTTGACATATTATTCCTCCTATATAATTTTTATTACACTGCCCACTGCTCTGCGATTGCCCTACTCACCCCAGGAAATGTTTTGCTTCTCCATTTCGCTCTTGATACACCACCTTTCGGACAATCAAACCAGTTGCCGTGACCACGAGTTTTATTAACCTTCTCCATCGGAATAATTTCCGTAGGAATTAAATTCGGCAACCCCTTTGTCCAGAAGCAAGTCTTCTTAGCATAAGGATCGCCGAACTGATAAGGCTGAATAATCTGGTCTGGCTTGCGGTATACAGTGTTCATCCATCCAACTGGATTTTCAACCGCAATTCTGTCGCAATCTGCGTTGATAAACTTCATGAAAAATTCCGCAGCTTCAATACGGTTTGCTTTTCTCTGTACGGCAGATTTTCCGTATCTCTTTTCATTAAACCAACCGTTTCCGCAGTTGGTAAGATAAGTGCAAGGCGGATGAGCAATAAGCAAATCCCACTTACCAGAGATGCGATGACGCTTTCCGTCACAAGTTGTAAAGTAGCAGTTACCGTTGATTAACTTTAAAGCATCTCCCTTGATGTGCCACTCTGGATGACCACCAGAGCAATCCTGGATGTCACAACTGTATGCTTCATAACCATGTTCCCTAAGTTCCATTGTTGTTCTCTGAGACTCTTCGCAAGCAACAAGTATTTTCTTCATAATCGCATCTCCTTTAATTTATATTACTGACCGCAACATTCTGGACAGATACAAAACCCACCACTATACTGATCAATCGCACCACTTCTAATCCATGTTGGAACATCTGGAAACAAATCTTGTAAGTATCCCATTGTTCGACCATATGTGAGATAGTCAAGATACGTTTGCGTTTCGATTTCGTTCATTTCATACTCTTTTGTCTTACCACAGCACGAACAAGTTGCACTGATTGTAATATTATCCATATTGTTCTCCTTTAATTTATATTACCATTTAGTTACTTTGATAAACACTTCCGTTCCATCCTCAAACTCAACTGCAATACCCTCTCCGTATTCGAAAGCAGATGTTACGTTAGGGAAAAGAACGTAATCTTCTCCGTATGCTTCAATCGGACTATTATTCTTGATTACTTCAACCAATGATTTAACGAATTCTTTTTCCATATTTCCTCCCAGTTAATATGCTTCAATGCAGAACCATGTTCTATATGTATCAATCTCAAATTCTGTCATCCCACCGTCATGATTTGGGTTGGCTAATAGATAATCAAGTATCTCATAGCAAAACTTAATTCGCTCTTCATTATGTAGTTCTGATACAAAATGCTCTTGCTGCCATTCATAGAAGCAAGCCTCTTCGAAATCATCGCCCGGATTTGCGTTTAATATTTGTGTTGCTCCGTAGTCATCTGTGAGAAAAAAGTTCCCATCGTCTGTCTCTCCATAAAATATCCAGATTCCACCGCCAGTATAAACTGCATTTGCTTCTTTTACTTTCATTTATCGCTCCCTTCTGTACATATCAATGACATCTTGCTGATGCCAACCCTCATGAACAAGCGGATCATTATAATAATCTTCTATCTTCTGTTGACGTTCTTCCTCAACTGCTCTGTCATATTCAAGTCTTGCTTCATCTGTAGACAATCCATTTTCCTTACAAGTTTCAATGAAATCATAAATATCAATCATGTCATCACCCTAATTCTAACCAAACTCTAGCAGCGTCGCAAAGGTCATAGAATTCACTGAGAATCCAATCAATTGTATCTTCGTCTACCTCATCGTCATCAACCCAAAGGTCAATGTCGTCTTCCTTGAGATTTGCGAAGTCCTCGCTAAAATCCCAATCTTCGTTTGCATACTTGTCGCAGATACTAGCCAGCTCCTTTAAGATTCCGTTGTAATCTTCTTCGTTAATCAGTTCCCTTACCTTTGCGAACTCATCGCATCTCTTAATCCATTTTGCCATTTGTTTTTCCTCTCTTAATTTGCGACTGGTGTCATTTTCCTTCCAGTTCGTTTACTGAGCAGTTTTGCAATTGACGGTTTGTATAGTTTTACGCATTTTTCACGACTTCCAGGCCACATTTCAACCCAGTAATATATTGGCTTTTCGTCTGCATTCATGGCAATCTCCCATTCAATATCTCTCCATTTACTCATTTGCTTTGTCTCACTTAATATATTCTCTACAGTTGTCCAAAAGTTCTCTTGGAGTATTGTCGTCCATTGACCACCATACTGCCTTTGTCTTATCTCCCTCAGTTGGATAACTAAAGTCGATTGCGAATACAACTGCGTATGTTTTTCTGCTTTTGGTTCCGAATGTCATTCCCTCAGCTAGATGGTATATGCGTCCATCTCTTTCATATCTCCATCCACCTTCCTCATTGAAAATCAGCTTATCATCATAAGGACTTCTGAGATCCGTATATACGGTTTCCTTTGCAACAAAAAGATCATCGCAGATTAATTTCTTTTCCGCTTCTGCATTTTCTCTCACAAACATTTCATATTCCTCATACAAATTTGGATATGCAACATCCCTTTTTTCACCGTTATGCTCAATAATCTGAATATTGCCATTATCAAGTTCCGATACAACGTAGATGCTTTTACTTTCAGTGTCAAAAAACCATTGGGTGTCGAAGTACTCATTAAACATAACAAACTTTTTATCGTAGAACCAATTCTGTTTCAGCATATTTAATTCTCCTCTCTTTTATTCGTAGTCTTTTTTTATATCTCCATTTCGCTGAAGCGTATATTTCTCAACAATAATATTAAGAAATCGTTTCACAGTTGCTGTTTTACTGTCAACTGTTACTCCATCTACAAAGATATATCCAGGTTCAAAGCATGATTTTCCTTTAAGATAGTACGGAAGAGTTGGATAATCACACTCTAATCGTATCCCCTTTTTGCGAAATTCTTTTTTAACACGATTCATTCATACTCCTTTCATTTACTGAAAATAGTAATCACTTATCATCTCAAAACTGATGTATTCATTTTCGATGAAAAGCTTTGCCCAACACTCAGCAGGACTCTTACCAGTGACTTCAATTTCCGACAATTCATCTCCCCAATAATCAGGATCAATTTCTGCGCACAGAGTAAGTTCATTCAGCGACTTCAGCGCTCTCTTTTCAATAAAACGCTGATTCTTTGAGTAATTCTTTTTCCACCATTCATCTTCTTTAAAGGAAGTATAATTACCCCAAGACAAAGTCTGCTTTTTGACGTATTGATATCGTGGGAACTCCGTTTCCGTTGTCATGAAATCAATCACCCTATTCATGATACTTTCCATTTCGGATACAACAATATACTCAGATGTAGTATGCTCTTTATAATATCCACAGCTCAGATTGACTCCTGCCACCTTTGTCTCTGGCATAAGGATACTAATATCAGACATACTGCCAAACGCTTCTTTCGTCCCAGTTTTCTCTTCGATATACTTCACAAAATCACGATTGTCATTCGAATAGAATACGCAATCGTTACTGCCACGGCGATCAAGTTCAATCATGAATGAGATGTTCTCAGAAACATATTTAGTATGGTCTGTCTCTGCAAACTTTCTTGCTCCAACACATCCAATCTCTTCATCTTCCAAAAACAGAACGTGTGCTTTTACCTTTTTGATGATATTCATAATCATCCAAACACCGCAACGATCATCACCTCCGATTAACGTTCCGTCGGCGGAAAGCTGATATCCGTTCTGAAGTTCTGTCTTGATGATTGTACTTGGAATTACCCCATTAGAAGTATCCATATGTGCAATAAGAAGCACGGGAACACTTCCTTTTGCAAACACAAAGCCATCTCCTTTTTCGACCTTGTAGCCAACACCACAAAGATAACTGCAAAGATAGTCCTTGAGTTTTGACTGAGAATATCCAAGAATGTCCTCAAATTTTTTCATATACTCATCTCCTTCCTATTTAATTTACATTAAAAGCATTCGCCACATGTTAAGCGATTGCTTCTTCTGTGCGGTCTTCCACACTTTACACACAATGGCGTTGCACCAATGTACATCGTTTCGCTACTATATGAATCAGACGAACGCCCAGGAGTACTCAAATTACCGCCGTAACTTGAATAGCTCCAGTCTGCATAATTGGTTGCTCCTTCTGACGCACAAGTAAAATCCATGAATTTCCTATGGCGAAGCGTCCAATTGTTTGAATCCCAACCTTCTGCCTCAGAAATTCTCTTCTGAACCTCATGTCTGAATGCAGAGTACAAATCTGCAGCGCCTTCATTTCCCTGCGGATAAACCCTAGACTGAATCAGTCGATGTTCTTCATCCCAATGGAAGACATTACGGAAAATCTTGTCAAACAATTCTGGTCTGTCTTTGCCCAAAAATACCTCTCCAGTATTTACATCTGGCTTTGTTACAGAACCTGGATTAATCGCATATGTAATCATTGTCACGCCATCAAGCATATATGAAATTGTTCCAGACTGCCAACCGCCATTTGACCTAATGCTATGGCAAGAGCTCCACGGTCCAATTGACATCTTAAGGTAGTCGATTGGATTTACGGAAATAACGTAATCCATTTTGCGACCACCTTCTCTCATCAGTTCACAATACTGCGTAATAAAATATCTTCCATAATCAGATCCAGCAGATTTGTCTTCAAGACCGTACAGTTTGATTATCTTTCCAAGCGCCCTTGTTGTCTTCATTCCTTCCGCTGCCTGAATCTTTGGATTAATTTTATTTAATCTTTCTGCCATTTCACTTGAGATTCGAGATAATGTATAATAAGTAAATTCGTGAATTAGGCTATATGCATTATTCTTATTTTTTACCGAATTTAAACTATATCCCATTCTGTCAAATTCATCTGTGCTTACGGTTTTCTCACTATAAGAAAGCAAATCGTTTATTTTAATAATTGATGGGGCATCTTTCATTTTTTTACATATAACTTCTCCTATAGAATCTCCATCATCATTTTTTGTGGACATAAGCTTCATGCCACTATTAAATAACATTGTCCATATATTATCAATTGCCGCACATGTCTGGTTCGATTTACGTTCAAACGGAACTTCCAATGTTTTAACCGACTGGAAATTTCCATTATATTCAGACATCTTCATTATAAGACGAATGAGATATTCTTTCTTTCTCGCCCATTCCTTTAGTGCGATAATTGATGCTTCTGTTCTTGCTTCTGGGTGGTTATATGTATGAAGGGTGTTTGTATAATCTTCAACAAGTCTATCAACATTGACTCCAGTATATTCAAGCATTTCTTTAAGTTCTTTCATTTTAATTTCCCTCACTTTCTTTATATAGCTTTCTGATTTTCTTTTCCATAGATTTTATAGTTTTTTCTGCAGCTCCCCTCCAGTCAAACTCTCCATAATAATCGAAGAACTTATCATATTTGTCTGAATATGTAAAATCAAATTGACTATTTCTTCTACGAAACGCATAATGATCTAGGATTCCATTTGAATCAAAAAACGCAATCAAATTACCAGATGCATATGACCTATATAACCCAAAAGCGCCAATATACACCCACCCTGCCTTAATAATTGCCTTTTCGGTTAAAAAGTTCTGATACGGATTTGGATATTCACAAAAGAAATCACGATAAATTTCTCTTACTCCAGCTCTTCTGCATTTGTAGAACTTGCATTTGCGATTTTTATCTATTTCCGAAGTCTTTTCTCCTGTATGCCAACTGTATTGCGTACAATAAGTATCGCAAATTGTAGTAACGGCAACTGTCCCATCCTTCAGAAGTCTAGTCTTTTTATTTTCTGAAACCTCTTTTAAACGAAGCCAATCGCATTTTAAACAATTTGCATTTTTCTCACTTTCCGCAAAATGTTCTTCTACTTCGCTTCTTTTTATTATTTTTCCACAGTTTTCACACACTACATAATCGTATTTGCTTGTGCGATAATCATTGGATATTTTGATAATTTCCTGCTGACTATGTACACAGCCATCCTCTGTGCGATATCCAGTGCGTGATATTGGATATTCTTCGCTTTTTACTTTCTTCCAAACATAAGATGTTTTGTCTCCATCATAAACTCTTACCAAAATTTTCATATTTAATTTTTCCTTTCTTTACAATAACATCTGTTGTGCGCTTTCGATGAGTTCCATAATATCAACTGGACGGTGACCGATTTCCCATGCCGTCCAATTACCAAATACCTCATTGCTTTCCATCCAGTCTAAAACCTTCTTTGGTTCTATCTCTGTCTCGGCAACAATCTCCCAGGCGATTTCCCTACGCAGTCGATTGATTTCCCAATCTTCTGCAATCTTCTCAAGGCTTCCATTGTTGTATGTCATACAAGCTTCACGGTAAACTGGGAAGCTATCGTATTCTGTCTCTCCGTTTGCAACTTTGTTTTCGTATTCTGCACGAAGTTCATCTTCTGTTATGACCACATCACGGTCTACGTCGTGATATCTTGTCATTAGCATCATCTCCTCTCTTTTCTCAGTTAACCCATCTACCTTCAGTTGCATCATAAGTTGCTCCGTTTGCGTCTTGATAAGGATCATAAACTGAGTACTTATAAACCCAAAGAACATGACCACGATGGTCTTTCTTTGTGGTTTTCTTACCGTGTTCCATTGCGTATCTCTCTCTATATCCGCCCACCATATATGCTCTGCTCTTCATAATTCATCTCCTATTATTTCCCATCAATGACATAACAAACGCTACATAAAATTCTCTTCATATTTATGATGCTCCTTTTCTGTTGCTATTTATAGTTTCATTTACGTAGACGAAACGAGTCGCCTACGTAGTATGGAACTACAAATTGGATTATGCAGCCTTTGCCTTCGCTTCCTTTTCAAACTGGTCACGAATACCATCGTTCTTTGCAAGAAGTGACTCTACATACATCACACGCATATCAGATTCCTTTCGCTGCGTGTATTTTTCGGTTGCTTTTGCAAGAACCGTGATGCTATTCACAGTGTTCTTGCTCATGATTTCTGTCAGAAGTTCCTTAACCTTTGCGTGATTTCTGCCCTGATGAAGAAGAAGAATGCGGAAAATCATAATCAGTGCAGCAGTAGTAAGACCGCTTCCGTTCTCATGCATCTGTGCAGAGATTGCGATGTCCAGAACTTCAGAGAACGTCTTTCCATCGTCATCTGCCTTGTGGATCATATAAAGGCAAGCATTCTCGCAGCAGAGAACACCCTTCTTAACCTTCGTATATACCTCGTTCTCGCTCCGCATGCGGATTTCCGGATGGTCGGCAACAATCCTATTAAGGATTTCATAATCCGTTTCCGTCCCCTGGTACGCAGGTGCTGCCGTGAAAGAAGATGTCAGCGCCATCTCCTTTAACTTAGACTTCTTCTCAGACTTATTTTCGCTTGCAGTTTCCTTCTTCGTGCTGAAGTACTCTGCAACAAACTTGCCAAGTGCGGTGTAGAAAGCGTCGTCAGTTACGTTTGCGAGTGCGATGATATTATTATTCTTCATGATTTAATCTCCTTTAATTTTGGTTTTGTGTTCGTATTGTATATTTAATTTTTATCTATATTCAGTTTTAACTCATACGACAATTTTAACTAACACGCAAATGCATCACCCCCCTATTTAGTTACCCTTTTGGTTTCGATTGTGATATTGACAGTTTTCCCAAACTCATCAATATGTTCCTCTCGCTTCTTGATGACCGTCCCAGGAATCCTATTCCATCCGTTTTCGTTAAGCCATTCGCTCATCTTACAGAACGTCCCCCTCATGCTGAAGCACGGAAATGGATTCTGTCCTTCGAAAAAGAATGTGCTGATGGGGGAAATTCCGTCTTCCACATTGCCTTCCCTTACGGATGTGACTCTACACATATAGCCATCCTTTTCCCATCCGCTTACCACCGTATACGTTACATTTACCATATTGATCTCCTTTCTCTTATGGAAACTTAATAGCACATGACTGTCCACGAATTTCCGTTCATGGGCAGATTCTGTTATTAAGTTGTATTGGGTTAAATCTGCCTTCTATATGCCGAAAGTAAAAAGCGCCGTGATGTAACTGGCGTTCAGTTTGCGCAGGAAGACAGATTTAATTTAGGTTAACGAATCTTGGTTACCTCAATCGAGAGTTTAAATTTGCACTCAGAAAGTGCTTCTTTAATCTCCGTTTCGGAGAATGTGCGGATATATTCATCTCCGTTATCTAAGCCCCAGAAGATGTTATAACCACCGTGTTTGCATTTGTTGAATCCCAGGCAGACTCCATCAATTCCAAGAGAGAATAAGGCTATCTGCCCAACAAGGTTTCTGTCGTTTGCATGGTCATCAAGTGCGTAAGAAAAAATCTCGCACAATCCTCTACTTTCTGCTTTCATCTTTTCGGCTTCCTTTCTGAAAGAGTTCGCTTACGACATTCTGGCATTCTTTATACGTTCCAGTGAACGTGTACCCATTCGGACATACAAGCGTGTGTATACCATCTTTGTTCGGAACGATTTTCATTTTCTCTCCTCTCTTGAATTCTGTTGTGAGCACCAGTTTGCCTTACACCTGGTACTCCACATCTCCGTTCTGCTCGTTATACACGGTGAATGTTGCCTGCGGATTGCTCTTCTTATACACATCTGCATAGTGGCAAGCCTCAAGCAAACCAAGATGCTTATCATTCGGCATCTCAATCTCTTTGCCAAGTGCCTGAGAATACAGTTTAATCTGGAACATATTCCACCTTCCTTTCTTTTATGGACAAACGAATCTATCCACTCTGTCCATCAAATCTTCTGTGTCGTCAATAACATCTTCCGAGATAAAGTCTGCGTGTTCTCCGTTTCTGTAGCAGAGGTTAAGTCGTTTGCAGTTATCTTCTGCTAATCTCCTTGTTTTATAGACCGCATACACATACGGTCTGTCTTTTTTGTCATGAATCATGACGATGTATACCTTCTGCATCTGCACTCCTTTTGTTTAATATCCGCTCCGAAGAAAGAAATCCAGGAGCATCATCACAACGAGCATATGCACGGCGAACCATGCAAGATACTCAACTACGGCAGCTTTCCAACGATTCTTCTTCATATCAGCTTGTACTCCTTCAGTAACTTATTTGAATACTCCATGTATGCTTCAACATACTCATCTTCTGTGGCAAAGAGTCGCCACTCACCATTAGGCATACGACCCATATAACCGTTTGACACAACTCTTCCTCTCATATTTAATTATTGTCACTTCCTCTTGTATTGATAGTAATCACCTATGTTTTTGCCAATGATGATTGTCTGATGATAATCTTTAGGTGTTAACTGAACTGTACTCCTTGCCCATTATCAAACAAGAGATAACAGTGGCTCATCTTGTGCGCAAACATCCACAGAAGTTTAATGCACACTGCCAATGTCACCTCATTGTGATAGTTCACGAACACACGGACTTCCGGCAACTCTTCATCCAGAGAACTGAATATCTCAACCATATGCGCATAACCACGCAATTCCTGGGTGAACGAATCCTTGCCGGCGAACTTGAATATGTAGTCATCAATCGGCTCTGGAAAATCAATCTGAGAGCCTAATTCAACCATGCCTAGATTAAGCATCGCATCACTCCTCTAATTCAAACACACCTTCACGAGTACACTTGGCAGCCCACTTATCATAGATCTCTTGCGTGAATATGAAGTTGGTCGCACTCATCTGACCAACATTGATACACCGCCAATTACTCGGCGACACAATCTCGTACATCGTGCCGTCGGTGAATAACCGAATCAACCCATTATCTACCTCATACCTTCCGGATACTACTATCATACCACATCCCCATTAAGCCACAACGTGCGGTCTGCTGATTGCACCGTACACAGAGTACGGCTTATGATTCGCCTGAAAATCGGCATTATGCGACTTGTAATGTCCGGCGATAATCTTAATCTGCTCCATCGTCTTCATGTCCTGAATCGCCCACATTTTTGCCCTACGATTCTTCTCTGCCATTGTCCTATTTTTCGCCATGATTATTAGCGTATTGTTCACGCAGTTGCACGCTCTGCGGTGTATAATTTATGCCCAAATCGGCATTTATTCCATTTTGTGCGCATATGCATAGCCGTCATACTGCCACCCAGCTTCCGCCAGAAGTCGGAGTTCTGCGACGTTCGGATACGCTATGCTGATATAGATGTCGCCCTCGTCATCTACCATTCCATGGACTATCTCATAAACATCGCACTGGATATACTGACCGTCCACAATATCCGCCACTGGAACCCAGAATGCACCTCTGCACTCTTCGCCAATAGCTTCATACTCGAACCCTTCTGTAGTGCAGATTGTCCACTTGTCTGGTCTAAACGTCATACTATTGCCATCCTTTCGTGTGCTTATACTACAACTGCAAAACGCAAAGGGCGGAATCGAACCGCCCTAAAGTCCCAGACTCTGCGTATTTAATTCTGGTCGTCGTGTGTCAATCCTATACCCAAAGCACACCTTACTCGAAGATGTGCTTCGTGATAGTGCCGTCCTCTGCACGGTCGAGAACGCCTTTTTCTACCACGCAGTAGTCGAGGAAGCACTTCATGACGGTTTCGTCAAAGGTTCTCTGTCCCTTCGCTGCGAGGAGTCTGCCAGAGGTGTCGGACTTCGATGCATTGCGAGAACCAGAGCAACGGACTCTCATGACGTTCGCAAAGTTTGCGACTCCGACCACGTTGTCGTGGATGTCGATGCCAGTCGCCTTGAGGAACTCGGCGATGTCCACGTTCCAGAGCGCAGTATTGCCGTTACCCCACGCTGCCACATAGCCGTCATAGATGTTCTGCGGAACGAGAGCCAGAGCAGAGTTCTTCGCCTTCACATACGGCTTCTTGTCCTCTTTGAACTGGACATCCAGAGCCATCTGGCGGTTGTTCAGAGTGTACACCAACTGCTCAATCTCAGTGCGACGGTCATCGGTCAGAGTGCCAGTCTTCTTGCCGTCTTCAGACTCTTTGAGCAGAGTCTTGATGTCGGCGGAAATCTTGTCAGAGTCCGCCTTGTGTGCGTCAGCGAGTTTCTTGAGTTCAGTGATTGCCACTGAATACCCAGAGAGGAGAGCGATTGCACTCTCAGACATAGTTGCCAGATTCACCTTCTGATTCTTCTTCGCCTTACTCATTTTTTACCTCTTTCTCCCACACTCATGCAGTGGGCGCAATCATTGTAAGTTGTGTACTCACCTTTTCTCATGCGGACTTGTAACCGCCAATGGTAGGCTTACACAATGCCGATTCCTTGGGGACGCCTTCCCAGTATTGACTTCATTTAGTCTGGCATTGCAACCAGATTCCGACCGTAACGCTCACCGAGAACGCATCGCCCATTATTGCGCATTGGCGATTTGTAGCCGAAGAAGTATAGCACACTTCACAATATGGTCATAACCTCACAGTTATTCTTCCGTCCGAGGTGTAAGGGATACGGACGAACCTCACCGACGCCATGGCGTACTGGTAGCGTGTTTCCACAGACTACTTTTACCACGGATTCTCTCCCTGTTAGGCGTAGTTATAGACCGACGCCCATTGTCTTTGCGCACTCACTCCACTTGTGCATGAATCGAACACTGACAGTAAACGCATGAACTTAATCACGCTACCGAACTTAATCGGTTGTCTCAGATGTTTGTGTTCCCTTGCTTCATCTGATGAGCCAACTATAACCGATACAAAATTAAATGCAAATTTTTCGAAAAACGTGTCAACCATGCGGAAAATCGGCTGTCGTTAAATAACTATTTTGCGACAAAAATAGGGGGTATTTTTGGCAAAACCTGGATAATCAGCGTAGTTTCGTCATATGCTGGTCAATCCACACACTCACCGCAATTTTTGCCTTTCCACAACCCCTTTAAAACCTAGCAATTTCCCACTCCATCTCACAATTTCGTCGCAATATCCCATATCGCCACAATTTTTCATTTCAGCCATATTCTACCGGATCCGTAGCACTGCCAATTTTGCCGCAAAACAGTTATCCACAACTTATCAACATCATCGCCGCTCAATATTTAATTACTTTTAATGCACAATAAAAAAGAGTTATCCACTTTATGGGAAAACTCGCAAATTTGTCGCATATCAAATTCAATAAAACCAACACTTAAAACGATGTAAATATACCGATATCACCAAAATCACACACTAAAGTTATCCACATAGTTATCCACAATTATACCAGAGTTATCCACATAGTTATCCACAATCTACAAATAATCGTCGCAATTAGACATTTAGCAACATGGCATCATTTTCCACCTTGGTCGCCAATGAAAGAATCTAACAATAAGCGTAATTGCTAATCTGGATAAGTTGATCCAAATAGATTTGTACAAGAAAATATATAATATATGAGTGTAACGAATATATTATATGTTTTCTTGTAATGATATATATAAATAAACAATATAGTATAATTAAACTATATAGTATTAATTACTATTACTAATATGTCTTAATTATTATATTGTATAACTATTACTATATAGTATTAATTACTATATATTATATTTTAATTACTATATAGTATAACTATAGATATATAGTATTAATTACAATACTTATATATGCTAATTACAATATAGTATAACTATTAATATATAGTATTAACTACTATATATATTATATATATATATATATATATGTATGTATAGTATATATAGAGAGAGATGTCCTTCCAGAATTCTGGATTTATTTCAAATTTGATTATGATGTAAATTAAACATTGGTATTGACAAACCGGTTTTACTATGCTATTCTTACAATGAAGTAAATTAAATATCTCTTAACCGAGACAACTTAAAGAAAGCGAGGTATTATTTATGAACGCAACTAATGTTAAAGCAGCGGCGAATTCCGTCGAAGTATTCAAGAACGATGAGCTCGGATCAATCCGCACCGTCATGATTAACGACATCCCATTTTTTGCCGGGAAAGATGTAGCCGAGATTCTTGGGTACACTAACCCACAGAAAGCCGTAAGAGATCACGTAGACCCAGAAGATATAGGGGTGAACGAAATGGACACCCCCGGCGGAAGACAGCAAATGCAGGTCATTAATGAATCTGGCTTGTACTCTCTTATCCTTTCGTCGAAACTTCCGGCAGCAAAGAAGTTTAAACACTGGGTAACCTCTGATGTTCTGCCAGCAATTCGCAAGAAAGGATACTACGTCAACAAGGGCTACAATGTAACAGACAATATCACCCGTGAAGAAATCGCAATGTATTTCACATTCTTTATTGATAGCCTTAAAAGTTACAGAGTCGAACTTGACAAGAGAATTGAAACTCTTGCAAATATTATCAGCGAACGTGATGCAAAATTCGAGAATACAATTTCTTTATTGGCTGCGAAACCGGCTGAGGCCATTGTTCAAAAGCCAGAGCAGAAGACATACGTTAAGATGTCTGATGAATCGAAGGAGTGGCTGCGTAAAGCATGGGATTCAGCTCGGATTATATCCAGGAAATCCGGCAAGTCCGAGAAACAGTCATTCATCGAAGCATATGCGATTGCACAGAAAAATGGCACGGATCTTAAGGGGATGTACCAGGAATATCTAAAGACTCATCCAAAGTCTGCGAAGATTAATATGTGTTCCGAATCTGCCGAACTGAGAGCTTGTATGGAAGAAGCATTCCGTGAACTTCATCGCAAGTATTATCCGAATTTATACATAAAGAGAAGAAATATCTCAACATCGGTATTGCTTGTAAGCACGCCGCCATTCGTAAGGGAGTGTATTCAGAAGGTGGCTAAAAGAAATGGAATGTTTTATAATCGTGCGGCGCTGGAAGTCTACAAAGAGATTGAACGTAGAACTGGGGCAAACCTAAAGGCTGAAGCAAAGGCATATGCATTAAGCCGTGGATACGCAAACTGCAAAAAAGCATATTATATCACTACAGAAGATAAGTATTTCGATGTTTTAAAGCAGATTGCGGAGGGAAAATGATATGGCAAAATATTATATTACAAATGGTGATAAGTATGTTGCTTCGTCAAATTCTTCCGAGTTTATTGTCGGCGGCCCAGTAACACAGGCAAAACGTTTTAGGGCAGAAAACGCTGATAGCACTTTGAAAGTGATTGCTGCAAAATATCCAGAGTATTGTGTGCAGAAGTATTATTCTTCTAATTCACACAAAAACTATGTAATTACAAATGCGTCTAAATTTGTTGGCGATAATGACACTATTGTAAAACAGGCTAATAAGGCTCGGATATTTAAAACTGCGGCCGATGCTGATGGTTATATTCGCTCCAAGGGCGAACTAATTATAGAATTAGGGGAGCCGATTATAGTCAATAGCGATTATGAGCCGGTAGATATGTACGGTAATAGGAAGCTGCAAAAATCCACTCTTGAGAAGATTCATGCGGAAGCGCCGAAGAAAACGCAGCGACAGAGAATGCCTAAACTTCTGAGACATGCGGTATATGAAAAAGATAAAGGCGTGTGTCAGATTTGCGGCAAACGGTTAGACATTGATAATTTTACAGTTGATCACATTGTACCATTGAATCGTGGTGGACTAGATGACCTTTCGAATTACAGATGTTTATGTGAAAGATGTAATCAGTGGAAGGGGGATAGCCTAGATTCAGAACTTGTTACTATGCTTGAAGATGTTGGTAGTCGGTACATATATATGCATCCGATGTCTGATACGACAATGCGGTTCATTAGGGCGATGATTCGCGGAGTGATTTACAGTGATGATAATTAAATTCAGAAGAGGTGTAACTATTGGGGGAGTATGGATTAAAGATTAGAAACTATAAGGCTGGCGCTTTATATGGTTATAACTTAGGCGTTCGTGAAAGATATGATTACACAGACGCTATGTTTAACAAGTCGCTCTTCTACTACCATATGGTTGAACGGGGCGGGTTATAGATGTATAAAGACGAATCCACGCGCGACCTCATTTGTATCGACTTTGGATTTGGTTCCAGATCATATGAGGAAGAACAGGCACACCTTTCTGAGATGTATACAAAAGCCGAAACAGATGAGGAAAAGCAGCGGATTCAGTATCTAATTGATAAAACGGCGGAAAATAGGTGGAAGTACTCCAAAAAGTCCAAAGACGAAATTCGTGAGGAATTCTATGTCAATGGTGTTCCAATTGAGTATAAACACGTAAATCGAAAGACCGGCGAAGTTACTTCCACCACTATCCGCTACAGAATGTTGTACCGCAATGCTTCAAAGGCTAAGGTTGGTCTTTGCAACTTTATCAATGAAAAGCTTTACGAGGAAGCATATGATTGGCTGACCATGGGACTTGGAAAATTAATGCCCCACGAAAACGCCAAGATTGTTGAGATATCGGCGTATGCTCCGCTAACGACTTCCACTATCGAGGACAGACTCCATATGGATATTGACGATGTTCTGATATTGGAAGATCAGGATAGCTTCTTTCGCACAATTGCCGAGATTGTTCGCGCCGAAGAATACGATGCAATGGAGCGAATCATTGATGAAGAAAAGACCGAAAAAAACCGTAAAACTGCAATGGCGAAATGTCGTGTAGATATACACGGTGAACCAATATATAAGACTGTTTACAAAAGAGTTCCTTGTAAAAAGAAGAAGTGCGTTGTTGCCAGAGAAGAAACCGATGTTAAGAATACCCTATGGGATGGGATGGCGCTCATAGAATCAGATGTAATGCCGAATTGGTGTAATGGAATGGTATTGCTGAGAAATCATTTCTTTAAAGCTTGCGCCTTTCGAACTTATATCCAGAAGTTTCTGCGTGATTATGCAATGGAACACGGTATTGATTATGATTCTTGGGTAATCACAGATATGTTTGGAAACCAGCATTTGGCGAAAAACATTAAGATGATTACAACTAATAACGCTATTAAGTTCCTAAAATTTAAAGACTTAATGGGCGGTACTGCGGCGACGGCTTATGATTATTGGCGTAACAAAGTCCGTGAAGACGGATGTTATTGGGGTTGCGTAAAGACGGATCATCCAAGCAAGCTCTCGTACCAGGGCGACGTACAACAGCTCAGCTACCAGATGTTGAATACTTTACCATGTTCAGAACAAGATATTGGTGTTTTGGCTAAAACATCAATTGATTATGTTGAACGAATGAAAAACGACAACGATGTGTTTGAGCAGTATTTGCGGAAAAACGCAACGGTTGTCAATCACTATGAGATGTTGGCCGACCTATACAGATATAATCCAGAGTTTGCAAATAGTAGGCTTTGGAAAGTTGATAAGAGTAAGATTATTAGTCAATATGTATTTCGGCTACGGAAGGGCAAGATAGTTGCCCCAGGAGACAATCTCACTGTATGTGGAAATCCATATGCACTACTGCTCTATTGTGTTGGCGAAGATTGGAAGACAGACCCAACATTAAAGCGTGAAGACGGCACAATACAATGCTACGCCCCAATGTTTAAAGAGGGCGAATACTTATGTGGGATTAGAAATCCGCACAATAGTTCAAATAATCTGGGGTACTTTCACAACGTTAAGCACGAACTGATGCAGAAGTATTTCAGATTTAGCAAGAACATAATGGCAGTAAACTGCATTGAGACAGATATCCAGGCCAGAATGAACGGCGAGGATTTCGACTCAGACTTTAACTTCGTAACCAACCAACCGCAAATGGTTGAAGCGGCTAAGATTTCTTACCGTGACTATCCTACGGTTGTTAATGATATACCGGAAAGTGGAAAGACTTATACTAACGACATACGTGAATATGCCAAGATGGATTCGGCTATGCAAACAGCGCAGAGGGCAATCGGCGGTTCTAGTGATTCAGCGCAGCTTGCGCAGAGCTATATGTGGTCAAAGGTTGCAAGAGGGGAATTCGATGATGAGTACCAGCAGCTTTATCACAACGTAGTAATACTAGCAGTACTCGCTCAGTGTGCGATTGATGGAATAAAAAGGCAGTACGCAGTTGATCCAAATGACGAGATAGCCAGAATTCGTGATATGGACTGTATGAAGCGGAAGAAAGACTATCCTCTTTTCATGAGGTATACACATAAAATTTCAATGACAAAGAATGGCGTTGAGCGACCTTATGATGAAATTAAAAAAGATAAGCGAAAAGTAGAAAAACGTATAGACAAAAAAATAATTTGTCCAATGAATTATCTACAGACTTGGCTCGATAAAATACAAGGAGCTACCAAAGACAAGGTAATTGAGACTCGTGAGTTTTTCATCAAAATTCCCGGCAAGGCGAATAATAGGCAAATGTCGAAGATTCGCAAACTGATTGAAGAATACGATGGCTTCGTTAAAAATAAAATGATTTATATTGAAGACGATGAAAGTAATCTTGTCGATGTTTTAGAAAAGACAGACGAACTACTTGAACAGATAGGCAAGATGAAAATATCACTACCGACAATGAATCGTTTAATTGAAACATGCCTTGGTATTGTTGGTTCTGTTCGCACAGATGCGCAATATAATGAAGCAACGAAATATATAACACGCACCTTTAACTTACTTTATAGGGTTGACAAGGAAAAGTTTTTGGCAAATTTCAAAAAAAGTGTATGAAAATTTACTTCACCTCCTAATCATTGATACCTTTTTAACATAATAAAAATAACGGTTAAAACGGTGTTATGAAAAATCCCTTATATGAAGGGGAGAAAAGCAGCCACAGGATTTGCTGCGAAGTACACTTCACCGCTATTGCCAATGCGGTTAATAAATACGGAATCATGATTTTTAGATGTGAAAAATATCTTTGGACGTAGTGTAGATGAAACGTCTGGCCAAAAACGTTAATAGCCTGCCGGTCGGCTTCGTAGATCGGCATTTAAATATAAATAAAGGAAGTGAAAGTATTGTTGAAAATCACAAGAGAAGAGGCCGAATATCTGCGCTCTCACGGTAGAGATAATGATATTCATATCAGTTCGGCTACAAAGAATTCTCGCGGTAAGAGATACTACGTGACATAGTCACGAGATACCATGCAGCTGCTCAATAAGCACAGACGAGCGGCAATTTCAATAGTTTATAATTAAATGTGATAGGAGAAAAAGGTATGATTGAAACAACAAATTCTAAACTCGTATTTTCACCGCTCATTACGCGGCATCTGTTAAAGATGGGAAACCAGATTATTGATATCAAAGCGGATAAGAATGACGCAAAACGAACGGTATTTGTATTTAAGAAAGACGATAAATTTGAAAATGATTTTAATACGGTGCTAAATGATATCGCCGATGAGAGGTCGCGTAAAAAGAAAAAAGAAAAGGAGTGATTGTATATGGCTGATTTTTCGCCACTGCTTACACTTGAAGACGAAGTCAATAGTTCTGCATGGGACAAACTCTATAGAGAATATCTCGATGAAAGGATTCTTGTTTTAAACACCGAGATTAATGATGCTGTAATTGAAGATTATGTAATGTATATCTTAAAGTGGAACAAGGAAGATTTACATATTCCAGTTGAGAAACGAAAGAAGATTACATTTTTAATTACTTCTCCAGGTGGGAATAGCTTTAATGGCAACATTATGGCCGATGTAATCATGCAAAGCAAAACTCCGGTTATAGGCGTTGCCCTTGATCTTGTTGCATCTGCTGCATATCTTGTTTATCTTGCTTGCGAAGAACGTATTGCATTTAGAACTAGCGTCTTCCTTCAGCACGAAGGAGATCTTGCAATGGAAAACTCTCGTTCAAAATTTAAGCAGACAGTTGAATTCTTCGATTCAATGGAGGAACGGACGAAAGAATATATTTTATCCAGAACTACAATGTCATCGGAGTTTTACGACAGTATCTATGAACAAGAATATTGGATGGACGTAAACAAGGCAAAAGACCTTGGGGTTGTTAATAAAATCATTGGTGTCGATTGTGACTTAGATGAAATTTTTTAATATACGAGGAGTAAAAGGATATGATTAAATTTAAAGACTCAGCTTCTAGGGTTACTCCGAGAAGTAGAAATATTACTGTGGAAGGCGTTCGTATTGAAGACGGCAAACTCATGGATGAAAGCGGAGATATTGTATCAGCATTAAAGGATACTCTCCCACAAAACATTGATGAGTTTACGATTAAAATTAAAATCGAACTTCCTGATGAGGGATAATATGTCTATTGTAAATATTGAATTAAAGAAAAAACCAGAAGAAACTGAGCTTGCGTATATTTGGCGAGTTGGGAAACTAAAGGATGATGGAGTTATCGACATGACATGGAGTGAGTTATCGGATGTCATGAATAAACAACTCCGTGATCCGGATGAAGAGTGGACTGAGTCGGCTTATCGTAAAAAATATGCGTTGGTTAAAAATGCATATGAACAGATTTTTTCTGGGTATGAAGAAAATGATTATCTATCGGATTTAACGCTTCAAAAACAAGAGATACAAAAAGAAAAGCGTAAATTATATGATGAACGGCTTGACTTAAATAGAAGGCTCAGAGAAGAAGCAAGACTTGAAACAACCATTGAGAGATTAAAAGATTCTCTTAGTAATATCGCAGATAATTATTTTATTAGTTGTAAAACAGATTTGCCGCTGAGTAAATCAGACAAACATATGGTGGTTTGTTTATCAGATCTTCATATTGGTACTGTTTTTAATAATTCCGATGGTAGGTATGATTCAGATATAGCTAGAGATAGGCTTAATCTATATTTGAATGAAATTAAAGAAATTCAAACTAAAAATGGATGTTCTGATTGTTATGTTGCAATTCTCGGAGATTGTATTTCTGGGACAATTCATAGAACTGTTTCTGTGACAAATAAAGAAGATGTTGTTGAGCAAATTAAAATCGCAAGTTTACTAATCGCCGACTTTATATCTACTCTCTCACAGTGGTTTAATTCTGTCACTGTTTATTCGGTCGGCGGAAATCATAGTCGTATTGAGAAAAAGGCAGAGGATGCTCTTTTAAGCGAAAGACTAGATAATTTAATTCCATGGTTTGTAGAAGTTATGCTCAAACATCAGAGTAATGTAACAGTCGTGTCAGATACATTTGATGATACGCTTGGTATGTTTGATGTTGGTTCAAAGACATACTTCATACAGCATGGCGACTACACTGCTACTAATGATGCCGCAATAGGGAAGTTGGTTTTATGGGCGAAGAAAACTCCTTATTGTATTTTGACTGGTCATTACCATTATCCGGCAATGACTGATGTCTCTGGTATTAAAGTTATTCAAAGTGGATCGTTATGTGGGTCTGGAGATGAATTCACAAGATCAAAAAGGTTAACTGGGAAACCGTCGCAAACTGTTTTAGTTACAAAAGAAGATGGAAGTTTATATGGCTTATATCCAGTTGAGTTAGAATGACAATTTAGGATTTAAATGGAAAAAAAGGAGATAATATTATGAAGAAGAATGATTTTTTAAAGGTGATTACTGATAAGGTTAGGGCTACCGAAGAGTTTGCTGTTACACAAAGAGAGACCGATGCTTATATTGCTGCCATTAAGGAAACGATTATGGAAGCTATGGCGGAAGGTGATGAGGTTGCAATTCCTGGGTTCTTAAAGTTTACTGTTGGAGATGTAGCGGCTAGAGTTGCGAGAAATCCGCAAACTGGCGAAGCTATTAATGTTCCGGCTAAGAAGAAAGTTAAAGTTAAGGTTCTCGGAGAACTTAAGAACTCTGTCCTTTAATGAGAGGTGTGCCTATGAATAATTGTAAGAAGAATAAGAATTGTCTAATAGCGTAGAACGTTAAAGAATTACTTCTTTCTTTAGACAATTATATGGTAACAAATAATCTGGATTGTGTATCAGTAATTACTGATGGAGAAATTGCAAAGCAGTTATTATATCATGCGATAAACGATGATGATTATAATATCGGACAAGTTGATTTAGATAGGTATAATTATGGGGATGCGTATATTATTACGTTAAGTAACTCCGAGGTCGATCATGAGGTTGTTATTGGAAAAGCCAAAGGAGAAAATGATATATATCTAGCTACTGGCACTGATACATTTATTCAAGATAATCTTCCATGTAAAGAAAAATACATTGAAGATGTGAAGAATAATAAGTATATTGATAAATTTGAGCCGAGATTTTTTGCAATTGGCAAACCGCAGAAAAATGATCATTTGTACGAATATTCGAATAGGTACGAGGATAACATGAGATACGGAGAAATCAGTATTATTTCAAATGTTGCAGACCTCGTAAACTTAGCTAGTTCGTTTTTCGAAGAGTATTTTGGAATTTAAATTATAATATTCGTCCAGGCCAGCTCAAGACGTTAAACTATTATTTTTGCACATCGTTGGCTGGTAGAGATGTGCAAATTTTGCATGAGGTGAACTATATGGCATATGTAAATTATAATCCAAATCCGCAAGGATTAAGTGTTGGCGATTGTGTAATCCGCGCCGTTTCAAAGGCAACTGGTTTATCATGGGAATAGACGTATATTAAGATAATGATATATGGATTTATGATGAGTGATATGCCATCCGCCAACAGAGTATGGAGAGAATATTTAAAGGATAATGGTTTTGTAAAATACCTAATTCCAGATTCTTGTCCGAATTGCTACACGGTTAGTGAGTTTTGTAAAGACCACCCAGATGGCACATATATACTTGGGATTGACGGTTATAAGAGCGGCCATGTAGTCACTGTTATAGATGGCAACTACTATGACAATTGGGATTCTGGATAGGAGATCCCTGATTTTTATTGGCGAAAGGAGTAATTGTTCATGGCTTTTAATAGTGGATTCCCGGAGACGTACCAAAACGGATACCCACAAAATAATTTTTCGTAGTATGGATATGGATATAATCCGGCATATACTGCGGCGATTCAATAGCCGAATCAACAATTACAATAGCAAAGCCAGCAAAACAATTCTATGATTATTTGGGTGCAAGGAGAAGCAGGCGCAAAAGCTTATCCATTAGCTCCAAATAACAAAATACTTTTAATGGATTCGGAAGCACCAGTCTTGTATGTTAAATCTGTAAACGCAAGTGGAATTCCGGAACCGTTGGTCATTTACGACTTGGTGGAGCGTAAGGATTCATCTGTTTAGAATGTGAAAGATGAATCAGATGACCGTATTAAGAATATTGAAACAAGATTAGAAAAGATCGAGAATAAATTACAGAATAATTAGAATAAACAAAGGAGGGAACGCACAAATGGCTAACCCTCTTTTTAATATGTTTGGAACGAATATGTCGCCTATGCCTGGGCGTTTTGGGAACTTTATGAATCTTGTTAATTAGTTTAATTAGTTTAAACAAACTTTCAAGGGCGATCCAAAACAATAGGTATATAATATGCTCAACTCTGGATAGATGACGCAAAACCAGTTCAATTAGTTGCAGACTCTTGCAACGCAATTTCAAAAAATGCTTAACAATTAATAACGTTATAATTCCTCGCGAGGATTATATATATAGTAATTGTTGTTTAGTTTTTTGAAAGGAGAATTGATATGGCTTTGAGCGAAGGTATGACTCCTGCGGATATCGCAGCTGTCACTGGTAATGGTGGATACCAGGGTGGATTTGGCAATGACGGATCTTGGTGGATTATTGTTCTCTTCCTTTTTGCTATCTTTGGATGGGGTGGCAATGGATATGGAAATGGCGGTGGAGCCTATGGATATCCAATTGGGATGTAGGATGGATTCGATCAAGCAGCTGTAATGGGTGGACTTAATGGTATTACTGCTGCTGTCTCTAATGGATTTGCCAATGCGGAGGTGTCCAGATGCAATGCTCAGACGAATATTCTTCAAACGATGAACGATTAGACCGCAAATATCACATCTCAGATTGCTAATATGGCGCTTACGAATCAGAGTTCTTGCTGTGATAATAAATTACAGATTGCAGATCTCAAGTACACAGTTGCAACTGAAAACTGTGCAGATCGTGCAGCTCTTGATAGCGCTCTCAGAGATGTTATTGCTTCTAACACAGCTAACACGTAGGCCATTCTCGACAAAATGTGTCAGCAAGAGATAGATGCTCTTAAAGCATAGAACGCTAGTCTTCAGACACAAATCAATCTCGCTAATCTCGCTGCGTCTCAGAATGGGCAGACTGCTCAGATTCTTGCAGACAATGCGGCACAGACTGCTATTCTTCGTCAGTCACTGAACCCAACCCCAATCCCGGCATATGTTGTGCAGAATCCTAATTGCTGTGGCAACTATACTGGATGCGGCTGTGGTGCTTATTGATTAGGGGGTGTGATTAATGGCCGAGTATGTAGCAAATGCTGCCCAGACGGTTGCCGCTGGACAGAATGTATTGTTTACTGATGATGTAGATCCTTGCCGCCGTGGATACGTAGTTCACAGACAAGGGTCTGGACTCTTCACCTTACGTGGCATTGTCAACAACCCGACAGCCTATTCTGCGAAATATAAGGTCTCATTTGGGGCTAATATCGCAATCGCTACTGGCGGAACCGCTGATCCAATATCTGTTGCTCTTGCAATTGACGGAGAAGTTATACCAACGAGTTCTGCAATAGTAACGCCAGCTGCCGTTGGTGACTACTGGAATATCTATGAATCCATATATATTTCTGTGCCACGAGGATGCTGTTACACGATTGCCGTTGAAAATACAAGCACTTAGGCAATTGATGTAATGAACGCGAATATTATTGTGGAACGCACAGCATGAGGAGGGTGGAAGTATGGAATCAATGAGTAAACTTAGAGAGATGCTTTGTGAAGAGGTGGATAAGGTTGTAAATTAGGGTGAACTTACAGCTGGTTCCCTCGAAAGCGTTGGTAAATTGTTAGATGCGATTAAAGATATTGATGAAATTACTATGAACAGCCATGATGGTGGATATTCTCAAAGAGGGTATGGTGGACATATTATGTATTACCCAAGCGAGATGTATTACAATGGTGGAGATATGGACGGTAATAGTAATAGCGGTATGAGGTATTCCCGTAATATGGGTTCTTATCGGAACAATAGATATTATTACGATGACGGTAAAGATCATATGATTGAATAGCTTCATCAAATGATGGATTAGACTAGCAATGAGAAAGAACGCTAGGCTATCCAAAAGTGCATCCGTCAGATGGAATAGGCTTAAGCATAATTATGAGGCGTGGGCGTATAACCTACGCCTCTTTTTTTATTCTCTGATTTGTATGGAATTTTTCGGTTCGAATCCGAAGTCAGATTTTGGATAAAAAGGAGGCGGTGAAAAGTGCCGACAATAAGAAAGAAGGTTGACCCTAAAGTCACCGCTTTAAAGGAAATAGAAAAAACAATTAAATCAATAGAAGAGTCATTTAATATGTTGGATTCAAGACAATAGATTAGATGTCTTGAGCGACTGGGGGTTGGTTCTCAGTATTATACTTGTTAGCGTTGCAACAAGGTAAAAAGACGTAGCGAATTTTATGTATCTTCTGCACCAGGGCAAGCTAGTGAAATAACATCAGTTTGTAAACAATGTGCATCAGATGTTGCAATACCAACTGTCAATGGTGTATAGCAGCAACCAAACAAAGAAACCGTAGATGAGGCTTGTTATCTTCTTGATAAGCCAATGCTTGATTCTGTTTGGGAAGCTTCTCTTCTAGAGGCAGCAAATCAAGCTTCTGGAAAAACCAAAAATAATGTATGGACTAGCTACATAAAGAATATACAAATGGTTAACTGGGCAACATATACATATAAACAGTCCGATGGTTATACTGGTGGAATGTTATCACTAGAAGATTTAACTAATGATGCAACCCCAAAAGACCAAGAGATTATTGAACAGTTTGAAAAAAATAAAAATGACACTCTTCGGCTTCTTGGATATCTTCCTTTTGAAAAAGAAAAACTTTCCGACTAGCCGTTTTTATATTCTTAGCTAATTGGGTTTTTGGATTCTTCTGAAGAAGGAAATGATGATATGATGCGCGTATCTTCTATTATTAGTATTGTACGTAGTTTCTTACAATTAAATAATATAGACGACATGATTGCATAGCTTTCTTCAGATCCGAGAAATGCTGAGAGAAATATAAGCACAATTCGTGCGTTACAACAAATGAAGAGTCAGATTACGCAAGGTGCTACTAAGCTTGCAGAACAAAGTTGCATTTCGTTAAAAAACAGTAAGAACTCTGTTAAAGGTGAAAACACATGGACTGGCAAGCTACAAAAGATTAAAGATTTAAATCTTCGTGAATCGTAGGTAAATGGGTTCGATATTGCAACGTGCCGTGGTATGCAGTAGGTACAAGAGATTTCTGATGCGTCTATTATGAAATAGCTTGCATTAGATGAATCAGAATGGTCTGATATGGTTGCAACAATGCGAGAGGATAATCAAATACTTCGTAAAGAAAGAGATTCGTATAAAGAAATTAACCGTATTCTTTTGCGAGAAAATTTAGATCTTAAAGATTATATGGAAGAAAATGGTGTGAATATAGATATGCAATTATAGGATTTAAAAGAATTGTATTCGCCATTTTCTGAAATGGATGAGGGGGTTGTTGACGATGAGTCAGTTGATACTTCCGAATGATATATATGATAAAGATTTTTACTAGGATTATGGGATTTTTGTAAAACCAATTGATTACCCATTATCAACAAGAAAGATAGAATCTTTGCTTGCGATTTCGGAAATGCAAAAATATTTTCAATGTAATCCAGTAAGATTTATTGATATCATGTTTAATATTGAGTTGCTTGACGCATAGTCTCTTATGGTTATGCGGTCATGGAATTGTCCAAATGTTCTCAATGTCTGTACGCGAGGATTTGGTAAATCAACGGTAATAGATTTAGAACTAATGTCAAAAGATATGTTGTTCTGTAATTATTGGGCTTATATTGCAAGCGGTTCTGGTTCATAGGCAGAGCAAACATTTACTACATTGGAAAAATTAGCAAATGATAATATAGATACTTTTGCTGGTTCTACTGGTAAGATTTTTAAGGATGAAGTTAAAATCAAAAATGCTGCTGGAGATGGATTCAGCCACTCTTCTAACGGATTTAACTACGAATTATATAATGGCTCATAGACTGTTACATTAAATAGTAATATTGACCGTAAGCGTGGATTCCGTGGAAGCGTTGTATTTGATGAGTCTGGTTTTTTGTCTGAAGAGATGATGAATGTATATTCCGCATTTGCCATCGTAAATAAAAGTTTGAAAACTGGTAAAGATTCGTCTGGCAAATCTATTGATCCTATTAGGCAAAGGACATTTGCAACCGATATACCAAACCAAAAGTTTTATATTAGTTCTGCTTCCAGTACTGATACCAAATTCTATGCGTTATACAGAGATTTTTCAAAACGTTAGATAATGGGCGACCCAGACTATTGTGTTCTCCATATTGATTGTGAAGTTGCTTTTAAGCCAACAATTCGCGGTGAGATTATTGCACCACTACTCTCTCGTTCTACAGTTGAATCTGAAATGCGCACCAACCCAGAAAAGGCTCGCCGTGAGTATTATTGTCAGTTCACAACTGAAGCTGGTGCTGATGCGATTGTTAAGCGTGGCGTAATCACAAGGAATGAAGAGACACGCAAGCCGCTTCATTATAATGATACTGGAGAGAAAAAATTTGGATTCTTTTATGATCCAGCTAGGCAATATGATAATTCTATTGTACTGGTTGCAGAGTTTTATCAATCTCCGCTCCCAGATGGCAATAAGGAATGGAAAGCTAGAATTGTAAATTGCATTAATCTAATTGATGTGGGTAAGAAAATTAAATCTCCAATGCAAACCCCAGATCAAGTCGAATATATCAAGAAGATGATTCTTAATTACGATGGTGGTACTGATGCTTATGATAATATTATTGGTATTTGGATTGATGCCGGATCTGGTGGTGCTGGTGTAAATATCGCGGACTATCTCATGAAAGATTGGGTGGACAATGCTGGCATCCAACATCGAGGATTAATTGATAAAGAATTTTCTGCTGAGTATGTCAAGAGATTTCCAAATGCGGTGGATAAGGTGCATCTTATGAGTCCATCTGCATATAAGTCTATTATGTATGAAGCATTGATTGAAATGTTAAACCAAAACAAAATTGGTTTTACTGCTTCATATGATCACAAGGGATATCTTACTGTTTTTGACGTTGATTAGAAAGTTATTGAAAGAGAAACAAAACGAATTACAGAAGAATTAAAGAAGCAGAAAGTTGTTGGAGAAGAATTTGATAGACAATTAAAAGAACGTCTTAATGAAGTACAATCAGTTAAAACAAAAACAATAAAATTAGATTGGAAGGACGAATTGGCTCTTTCTAATATTGATGCTTTAAAGGAAGAACTTGTTAATATGGTGCGGAAAAAACGTGACTCTGGTAAAGATTCATTTGATCTTACGCCAGAAAAGGCAAGAACATTACATGATGATAGAGCCTATTGCGCAAGTATGCTTGGATACGCTTTATCTGAGGAAAGGCGCAAAGATATGTTAAAACGCCCCAAAAATAATTCTTCCGATTTATTAGATATGTTGCCCGTGCGTAAAGCGAAACGCTTTAGTTCGGTTGCTATACATAAATAAAGGAGGTGTCGCCATTGGCGAATAAACAAACCGTGCCGAAAGCGGCATCATAGCCCACAGTGGCTGAACTTAGAGAATGGTATAAGAAAAATGAAAAGCGCTTATAGAAGTACGCAGTTGCCGAAGAATCTATAAGGAAGTTGCGTGATGTTACAAAGCAAATCAACAGAAAAACAATTTCTGCATTTGATAAAGAAACTATTGTTACATATTTGCAGAATCCAGGAAACAATGAAAAGAACCTGCGTAATCTGTCTAGATACTTATATTATAGATCACACATTTATTTTAGGGTAATTGAATTCTATGCCAATATGCTTATGCCAGAAGCTAGGACAATTATTCCGAGGGTAGATTTGGTTAAAGGCGCAGATCAAACCAAAATGTTAAAATCATATAATGATACTGCCGATATTCTGGAGCATATGATTTTAAATCGTAACATGAAGAAAGTTATGACAACAGTACTCCGTGAGGATATATTCTATGGATTCTACTGGCTTGATGACACTGGAATGATTGTTATTCCTGCAGATCCAGATTACTGTATGATTGAGAGTATTACCGATTATGGTAATTATACTTTTGCATTTGATGTTACATGGTTTAGAAATAGGCAGGATATCTTGGAAATGTGGGGAGAACCATTTACTTCTATGTATGCTGCGTTTGAACGTGGAGAAAGTAAATGGCAATCGGTACCGCTTGAACACAATATGTGTTTTAAGTTCAGGGATGATTATGAATTAATTATTCCACCTTGGAGTGGTGCATTTTTAGAGATTACGGATTTGCTTAACCTTGCGGATTTATAGGCTGCGGCCGATGAAAGTTCTATTTATAAGCTTATTTACATGAAGCTTAAGCCAATTACCGGCAGTGATCTCCCAGATGATTTTGAAGTATCACCAGATTTAGCTATTGATTATTATTATAAAATGTTAGATCCGGTATTATCAGATTATATAGCGTCTGCTGTTATCCCAGGGTCAGATGACCTTGGTGTAATTGATTTTTCAGATAATGACACGGCTTCTGATACAAATAGGGTATTAAAGTCCTAGACTTCAACACTTAATCTTATGGGCGGTGCAGAAGTTTTATCTGGTGCTGGAATTACAAGTGCAGAAGCTTTTCGTGCCGCAATGATTGCGAATACGCATTTCGCACTATCTTCTATTGTTCCGCAATTAGAAGGATGGGTTGCGATGGTTTTGGATTTGAATTTAAATAATCCATCAAAAGTAAAATTCTTTAAAGTATCTCCATTTACGCAGAAAGAATTTCAAGAGCAATTACTTACTGCTGCTTAGAATGGTCTGCCGACTGCTCTTGCGTATAACAACTTTAATGGGTTCTCAGAGAAAGATACTCTTAGTATGTTGCAAATGCAAGAAGTGCTTGGTATTCCATAGATTTTGAAACCATTACAAACATCATATACTCAATCTAGCGAAGATGGATATACGTCTGAAGTTGGGCAAGGCGCTCCAACCAAAGACACTGGCGATTTATCAGATAGTGGAGATCGCATGAGAAATCAATGAGGTGATTAAATGGAAAATAAAAAATTCATTATTACTACATCTGCGGATACTGCCGATGTATTAACAAAAATTGGTTTCAAGTTAGTCCAATAGTCTGATGGCAAATGGACTTTTTTAAATAATAACAAACTTGTATTCTCTAATTTAAAGAATGTAAGTTACTCGAATATTTTACATATGTGAATAGATTGGTTGGTTACAGCTTTGCTGTAATCGACTGATTTATTATATAGAGAGGTGAGAAAATGGCATATTGGATTAATGATACCGCTCGTTTTAGCCCTACCAGATAGATACAATATATCATGGATGCGGATACAGATAAAAATAATCTTCCTACGGTCGCTGCCGATGGTGTTCCGCAAGGTGATAGCGTTACCCACTTGAAGTGTGGTAAAGGTAGTACTGCTTTCTCAATCGATTCAGGCAAAATGTTTATGCTGAATTCCAGTAATAGCTGGGTGGAGATTGGGGGCTGATTGAATGGATTTAATGAATATAGCTATGGCAAAAGCTCTATCTGGTGGAAGTTCTAAATCTCAATTTACTGTGCTTGAAATTGATCATAGTACAGAGTCACAAGGGACTCCGCCTGAATTTGATGACGCAACACCATCGACTATTTCAAGCATCTCTTGGGAGGACTTGCTTGCAAAAGCCGTAACGACGAATAGTATAACGGGCAAAAAATATGCAAATATATATAATAGGTTTGTCGTTAATCAGATAAACCATACTGATGATTAGCATCAGTACGGTGGTGTTTGGCATTGTGTTAACATCGATCCTTATGAGACAACTGGAGATGTAACAATGTTATATTTTGCGTCGTTGACTGGTGGTATTTATCCAACACAAGATAGGAATGGTCATGAGCAAAAATGGAAAGCATGGCAGTTTAAAATAGGCGCACCACAGACAGATGGTGGCCGACCGGTTGCCTACGGTGTTAGTGCTGTTGGGCCGAATAATTTATCATAATCTCCTTGCCGGAGAATTGGAAGGAGGTAAACACCAATGGGCAAACAAAGATTATTAAGTCTTGATGATTTATATAGTTACTATGAGTAGTTGGGGCAGAACATTCACTTTAGTTCCAACGATGATTTAAAAAATATTGTTATTCAAACTCCAGGCATGGTTCAATTCCAAAAAAACAACAAAGACATTGAAGGACTTCAACCGGTTGTCTTGTAGGCATGTCATACTTTAAAGAATAACAATCAGTCTTTCATTTCTGAAAAGGCTATGAAGGCTGCTCTTCCATCTTTCTCCAATCGACCGATATTAGCAAATATTATTGAGGTTGATGATAAACATGAGTTTAATACTCATGCTTTCCATGTTGACGAAGATGACAATATTGTATATGACGAAATTCCAATTGGTATTATTCCAGAGTCTTGTGGGGCGAAGTTAGAATATGACGAAGATAAAGAAAAAACGTATTGCGTTGTAAATGGATATGTTTTTGAAGAATATGCTCCACTTGCCGTGGAAATTCTCGAAAGAGAAGAAGAATGTCCGTGTAGCGTGGAGTTGTCTGTTCGTGAACTTTCTTATGACAGCAAAGAAAAGGTTTTAAACATTGATGACTTTTTCTTCTCTGGCGTGACAATTTTAGGAAAGACAGAAGATGGTAAAGATGTATAGCCTGGAATGGCTGGAAGTAATATCAAGCTCACCGATTTTAGTGCGCAAAATAATTCTATTACTTATAGCCGTACCGAATTAATTAATGATATTACTTAGGCTGTTATTAATCAGCTTAATAGTGATATAGAGACAGATGTCTCAGAAAAAACTAAGGAAGGAGGAAATCGAGTGTTTAGTAAATTATTGGAACAATATGGGAAAACCGCAGAAGATATTGAGTTTGATTACGCAAACATGTCGGACGAGGAGCTTGAGAATGCGTTTAAAACTGCATTTGATGGTGAAGAACCAGCTGAAGAAACTCCTTCCGATCAGGATGTGGCGGACGCTGTTATTGAGTTAATTAATGCACTTCCTGTCACTGTGGCAACTACGGACGAAGAGCAGATTACTGCCGCAAGAACTGCGTATGATGCATTAACTGACGAACAAAAGGCTCTTGTTAGCGCCGAGGTTCTTGCTCTGCTGACAGGTGCCGAAGCTAGTCTTGGCGAAGCAAAGGCTGCTGCCGCAAATCAAACCGCCGCAACTACTGTATCAGATGCTATTAATGCCCTTACTGCTGCAAATAGCGTTACTCTTGATGATGCGGATGCTATTATCGCCGCTCGTCAGGCTTATGACTCTCTTACGGCAGCGCAGAAAGCGTTGGTAGAATCTACCGTTGTTGATAAACTTGAAGCTGCTGAAGAAGCACTTAATGTTGTTAGAGCAAATCAAGATGACGATGCCGCACCAAGAAAGAAAAAGAATAATGAACTTACTTATACCGTTGAAATCGATGGCGAAGTAAAGACATTCTCTGTTTCTCTTATTGATAAGCTTAATGCTCTTAGCAATCTTGTCAACAACACTTATGGTGATGTGGATGGTACATTCTACGATGTTGATGCGTATGATGAAGACAAATATGTAATCATGCATGATTACTGGCGTAATAAGCATTACCGTCAAAGCTATGCCGTTAAGAAAGATATTTACTCTCTTAAGGGTGATAGAGTTGAGGTGTTTGCTCAATACCTTACCAGTGATGAAATTGCAAAGCTTGATAATATAAAATCAGATTATGCGATCATTTCTGAAAAGGTTGCTAAGTATGATGCAGAACCTTTTAAGATGGAAATTCTTAATTCTGATGAATACTCTCAGGTTGCAGACACTGCCGAATTCGCAGAACTTAAAAATGTTGAGAAACATTTTGACATGACTGTTGATGAGGTAAGAAAAGCTGCTGATGATCTTCTGCTTGCATATGCGAAGAACAATAAACTTGATTTCACTGCCTCTGGTAAGAAACCTGTTGGCATGAAGAAGCTTGACAACCAGAAGGGTAAGAAGCCTGGAAGGTATGGAAATCTTTTTAAAAAGTAATTAAATAAAATCGATAAAAGTTGAAGACCGAAATGGTCTTCTTTTTTATTATACGAAAGGAGAAAAATAGTTATGGCTTATGGAACACCTAATATGACGAAGCATGCTGTATGCTTCCCGTCTAAAGTCTTAGCTGGCAGTATGGGTGCGCATATTTATAATATTACTCTTACTACTGCTGCTGATAATGGTAACATCATCGGCCGTGGTGCATGGAATTCTTTTGATAACTATGCAGAGGCTGCTGTTGGTGCCGGATTTGCTGGAAAGATCGTTGATCAGGCAGCAAATGGTAACTGGTATGTTGAGGTCACCGCACTTCCTTCCGATGGAAGCGAGGCCCTTCTGGTTTACAATTCCCCAATTATTCCTTATGAATCTCCGAGGGAACTTGCAGACCTTTCGAATTTCTACAATGCGGCTGGAGAGGTTGTTAAGGCATATGTCCTTACGATTGGTGACATCTTTGAAGTATCTGCTGAGGCATTTACGACTACTCGCGAACCGGTTAAGACCCGCGCAGTCTCCGTCTCTAGCAAGAAGCTTGAAGTGGCTGCTTCTTAATTTTAAGGGAAGGAGGTAAATTAACATGGCTAAAAAACTTATCTTTTCTGCACACGTTATGAACGTGTTTAATGAAATGGAAACGAATTATGATGAAGTCAAGAATCTTATGTATGACCTTGCAATGGGTAATGAGATTTATGATGGAGATCGTGTTGTATCCAAGGCTGAAGCTGAATAGAAGCTTCGCACTATTTGCCAGAAGGTATTTGGCGTAAATGAGAATTCCTCTAAGCGTGAGCTTAAGCGAGCTTATAGAGAGCATGGGCGTGAATTCTTCGATATCATTGAGGAAGTCGTTGATGTTGTTATTGCTCATGGATTTAGAGAAAGTGAATTCTTCAACAACTTTGTTGACTATAGGAACATCGCTCTTGGCGATGCGTATGAATTCTATACTGAGGATGAAGTAATTCTTTCTATTGCTAAAGTCGGTATGTCGCATCATGATTATATCCTTCAGAGGCTTGGAAAGGGTGAAACCTTTACGATTCCTACTGCTCGTTACGGCGCAGCAGTTGGAGCCGACATCAATATGTACATGATCGGTCGTGAAGACTGGGCAACTCTTTGCAATGCTATTGCTAAAGCGTTCACCGTTAAGATTCAGCAGGAAATCTATGCTGCTCTTCTGACCGCTGCTACTCAGATTCCGGCTGGAATCAGAAGCAACTTCGTTGGTACTGGTGCAGTTTCCGCTGCAAATAAAGCTAGTATCGATGCTATTATTTCGAATGTTGGAATTGCCAACGAGTCTGAAGTTGTTATCCTCGGAACCAAGACTGCTCTTAAGTCTCTGAATGCACTTTCCGATATCAACTGGAGAGCTGCTTCTCTTAAGGAAGATGTTTCCCACTCTGGTCGCATGGGCGATTACGAAGGCACTCTTCTGATGGAGATTCCGCAGAGATTTACTAGTAAGACTAATCTTACTCCACTTATTGACAATACCAAACTTTGGATTCTTCCTGCTAGTCAGACTGATCAATTCATTAAGCTTGTTGATGAAGGCGAGACTGAAATCGATGAGATCACCGAGAAGGGAGAAGAGCATGGCCGCTGGGACGACATCATGAAGTATGAAGTCCAGAGGAATTATGGGATATCGACAGTTTTGGGAAGATATTTCGGTCAGTGGACGATTGAGTCTTAATATTTTTTGTTTGTGTGATTAAAAGGAGAAATAATTATGGCTACAAAAACTACAACTACAAGAAAAACTACAGCCAAACCTCGTGCAACGGCAAAGACCGAAGCAGTTGAGCAAGTAAAAGAAGAAGTAAAACAAAAGAGAGTGTTTAATGATTCTGACGGTATTCCATGTCGCTCTGTAACACAAGGCGGATTATACATGGAAGGGCAAAAGACGCATATGCAATATGAGTGGGTTACCTATGGTGATTACGCTGATGTTGAGTATGCAGACCTTGCTGCCGCAGTAAGAGTAAAGTCTGGGTACGTGTTTAGACCCACGTTTATCATTGAGGATGATGACTTTATTGCTGAATTTCCGACATTGAAAAAATTCTATACAGAAAATTATTCAGTTACGGATCTTGAAGCAATCTTAAGATATCCTATTGATAAAATGTTAGAGGAAATTAAATGTTTGCCAAAGACCGCACTTGATTCTTTAAAGGTTCTCGCAGCTTCTTCTGTAGCTGATGGCTCTCTTGATAGCGTTAAAAAGATTAATGCTCTCGATGAGGTTCTCGGAACAAACATGAGTTTATTGGCTGAGTTGACCTAATTAAACGGAGGTGACCTATGACCTCTGAATACAGTAATGTCTTTTCACGGTTTTTACTCCGTGTTACAGATTATGAGTTTTCTGGATTCGACGAAAAATTAGCATAGGAAATGATGATTGGATGGATGAAATCAACATTATCTCAACCGTATATCAGAAGATTATTTTCTTCTATTACGGTTGATGACGATGTTGAAGAGATCGAATTTGAAATGACAGATTCAATTGATGATGGATATGATTAGGATTTTGCCGAGGAAGTAATCGCTTAGGGTATGGTAATTAATTGGCTGTCGCCTCAATATCATTCGGTATTAAACACGGCACAGTTTTTCTCAAATTCTGAGCAAAAGTATTATTCGTAGGCAAATCATATGACAGAATTGCGTGAGATGTATCATAAAGCATAGGCGGATCTTCGAAAGATGATTCGTGATAGGGGTACGTTCCACAATTCCTATATTTCGGATGAAACATAATGAAAACGAAATATGGAGACTTTTCTTCCAATCAAATTGCATCCATCAAACATTCTCTTTAGAAATCCATCTTTTTTCTGTTGCTTTATGTTGATCCAAAAACACGGGATGAATATCCTAATATAGATGTTGATGAGGCTTTCCGAAATGTGTAGCTTCGGTTAAATGGTCTCAATAGTATTTTACTTGAACCACCAGAATTAGTTAAAACAATGAGTTATATCGAATCTGCATGGTAGGTATATAGTGGAGAATTTGACTTTCTTGCGTATCGAAAATTAATTTTGGACGCTGGCGCTGAGATTATGAAAATAAAGGAGGTGGACTAATGGCTATCTCTTTTAGTGATTATAGTAAGATAATCGGCAGTCATAGTACTTAGGGTAGAGCGCACAAGACTAAATCTGATATGATAATGGACGCAACGTGGTGGCGTGACATATAGGCACAAACTGCTTATATATATGATTATTATCATGACTTAAAGTCTAATGAGAAATTCAAACTTAATGATTTGCATTCAGTAGACGATGTATTAAAAACACCATTAGATATTAAATTTATCAGACACTCTAAATAGACATATGATAAAGACCCAGTTACGTTTTGGATTCAATTGAGACCAGAACAATAGTGTAATCTTGATTATTACGCTAATGTACTTGGAGATTGTTATGACGCATTGTTTCCAATTGGGTGTTATATAGATATTTAGCAGGAAGATGGCAAATATTATCGATGGTTAATTGTAGATAAGGCAAACTGGAATGGGAATCAGTTTCCAACTTTTGAGATATTAAAGTGCGACAAGGTATTTTAGTGGATACACAAGGGCAAGAAGTATCAATGTGCCGGCGTGTTAAGATCGTAGAACAGTTACAACTCTGGGTTATGGACTGATTATAAAATCACCACCGTAGAGGATTAGCAGAAATTTGCTGTTCCTATGAATAGAGATACCGAAACACTGTTTTATAATCATAGAATGATTATAGACACAAAGGTTGATTCTGAACCTCGTGCTTGGCTTATTTCAAAAATTAATCGTATTTCTCCAAATGGAATCTGTAGGGTAACATTAACCCAAGATACGTTTGATTAGCATAAAGACTACATCGAACGAGATAGTTTTGGGAACATTGTCGGTCAGTGGGCAGACTACTACTCTTCTGCTATTCAACCATTGGAAGTAGATTATGATGATGACCTATCATTGGTTCAAACTGTCGTTATTACATGCTCTGGCAAATCGCAAATTAAGGTCGGTGGTTCTTCAAAGACATTGACTGTTTCGTTCTATGACGCAGATGGTGAATCTATTGGATATCAATCTGGGTCGTGGGATTTTACGATTGATGATACAGACGCATCTAATTTATTAACTATAACATCCGTATCGGATGATAAAGTTAAGGTTAAATTCAACGGTGGTGATGAGTATATAAATAAAATACTTAAAGTCGGTTTTACGTCTGGGTCGGCAAAGGCTTATCTTGACGTTGAAATATTACCGCTTTAATGGAAGGAGGTAAAATATGGAGTTGACATCTGAACAGTTAAATTACCTCCGAAGTCTTAAAACGTTAAACGACAGTGATAATATACGTTTTAAGGAAATAATTAAAAAAAAGTTGATAGATAACCCTATGATTATTTATCTTCTAAATAATAAAGAACTTGAAGATTCTGAAGCTGACCCAAGTGATTATCTTGGGGTAAATATTCTTCCGTATTATTTAGTGCATCCAACGCAGCATAATTGCCAGAACTATATTTGTTATGAAATATAGACTAGGGAAGAACATAGATATAATAAAGTCCTAAAGATAGGATAGGTTATTTTCTATGTATTATGCGATGAGAAAAATAATATTGAGAAGAATACTGGTATCGCTCGTCACGATTTAATTTCCTCTCTGATAATTAATGACTTCAATTGGACTAACCTTTTTGGAAAACAAGTCCATCTTGTTTCTGATTTACCTAGCGTCACAGATACCGATTATGCCACAAGAACGTTAACGTTTGAAGGTGAAATGCCAAATAATCTTGTGAAATCCGATCTTGCACAATCTACGAAAGTAGTAAATAAGATAGGTGGTTGATTATGAAAACCGAAAGTAACAAGATGCAAGTTGCTGGACAATCCGTTTCAAGGAATAATTTTGAACCAGTAACACATACATTTGACTAGCTTAAAATGTATTTTGGCGAACCATTCGAAGTTGGCGATGGCATAATAATTCATTAGCCAACTGTTGGAGAAATTCTTGAGGTTGGCGAAGGTGATTTTTATGGGACGCTATATGCCTTTATAAGCAATCCAACAACTTATCGATTGCAGTTATGGGACAGTGGTATCGATTGGAATAAGATTAGTTCTTATGATTTATTTATGATGCTTGTTAAAAATGTTAAAATGGATACTTCTCGTATTTTGTTTGGTGATATCAATTTTGCTGACTTTGAACCGTATATAAAGACAAAAATTGAAACAAACGAAGATGGCGAAGAAGTACATATCTCAATACCAACTCTATATAACAAGAATGCAGATATCGAATTAAGTGAAGAGGATTACTCTACTATCTCAGATTATCTGCGGACGATGTTTAATATTTTTCCAAAAGTCGAAAGGGTTAAAGGTAAAAATACCAAAGAGTCTATTATTGACGAAGAGAGAATTAATTTAGCGAATCGATTAAAATAGAGTAATGATAATGAATCCGGATTATTATCGCTTGTTTCTGCTTGCGTTAATCATCCAGGATTTAAATATAAGCTTTAGGAATTGAAGGACGTTGGAATTTGCTAGTTTATGGATAGTGTACAACGTCTTCAAGTTTACGAATCGTCTACTGCTATGCTACATGGTATGATGGGCGGTTTCGTTGATAGTTCAAAGATTTAGCCAGATGCATATAACTGGATGAGGTCTTTGAAACATAATGGATAATTTGAAGTAATTTATACTTTTTTATTCGATAATAATTAAATGAAAGGAGAAAATATCATGGCCTTTAAAATTGATGACATGATCGTGGATAGGATCCAAATGGCGTATATGGAAACTACTAGTGGAGAACCTATTGGAACTCTTACTTAGCTGTCTGAGGCTACTCTTGAAGTTTCCGCCGAATCTACTGATGCCGTTGACAAGAACGGCACGTTAATTAAGCGTTTCTGGAGAGGAAAGACTGGTACCTTTACGGCTACGAACGCAATGCTGAATCTTAATGTTATGGCTCAGATGAGTGGTACTACGAAGAAGGATGCTTCTGTTGGTGCAGATGCTTCTTACTTCAGTGCTGTTCCTGGTCTGAAGATTGTAAAGATTGCAGCTAATGCAACTGCTACACTTCCGGGTTATGTTGATGGTTCCGCAAAGGTTAACTATCTGTACAACAATGGTACTCTTGGAGATACTGTTGCTGCTAACGCTTATACGATTGCTACTGCTTCTGGCGTTACTACGTTTACTGCTCCGGCAGAAGCTCCTAGCACCGACGTTGATCGTGTAATCGTTCGTTATAACAGAACTGCTACTTCTGGCGTTGCTGTTAAGAATAGCGCAGAGAAATTCCCAGATACCATCAGACTTATCCTTAAGGTTCTCATCGTAGATCCTTGTGATGCTTCTCAGCTTCGTGCGGCTTATATCGACATTCCGTCGTTCCAGCCGTCTCCAGAGGTAAGCATTAGCTTTACCACTGATGGTACGATTGATCTGTCTGGCGACCTTCAGGTCAACTATTGCTCTAGCGATAATGAGCTTTATTCCATCTATGTCCTTGAGGACGATGAAGAGGAAGAAGCTTAATTATTGAGTTGATAATCTATGAGGGGTGAACTTTTTGTTCACTCCTCTTTTTAAATTCGAAAACAATAGGTATAAACCTTTTATATATAATTCCTCTTATTGTTTAGAGGAAACTAATTAAATGTATAAATAGGAGGAATAATTATGTCAAAGAGTAGATTTGATAAACATTGCATTGTATGTGGCGCAAAATATGAATATTGCGGCAGTTGTGACCGCTTTAAGAATATGCCACGTTGGATGGAAAGTTTTCATGATAATAATTGTCACACTATTTTTAATACCGTAATGGAATACAGAACTGGTATTAAAACTCCTGCTCAATGCGCTGAAATTTTGAAGAAGTGCGACCTTTCTTATCGCGATAAACTCCGTGATGGTCTTGATGAATTTGTAACTGCTATTCTTGCTGATGGTGCAGATGCCGCAAAGGAAGAGCCAAAGGTTGAAGAGCCAAAGATTGATGTTGTTGAAGAACCGAAGGCTAAAGCGGCTGAAAAAAAGGTTGAAGAAAAGCCGGAAGAGCCGAAACAAGAAAAGAAGCAGTTCAACGGATACAAGAAGAATAGTTTTAAGAAATGATTTTTAAGACCGTCTTTTGGCGGTCTTTTATGATGCCCCATAGCATAATGGTGAATGCACCGGTCTCTAAAACCGTACTCCTTTGAAGAGGGTAATCTCAGTTCGAATCTGAGTGGGGCTGCTATACCAACACGGAAATATTAGGAGTAATTAACCTAATATTGGGAGATGGTCTCCTAATCTCCCATTCCGTGTTTGTAAAAATTATATAGGAGAAAATCAGAAAGGAGAACTGATTGTGGGCAATAGATATAGTTGTAAAATGACATTTGAAGAATGGTGTTTAAGAAATAATAGGCACGATTTATTAGATAGATGGAATTATGATTTAAATAATAAAGCGCCTTCAGATGTAGCATATAGAACAAAAAATAGATATTATTTTTTAACAAATACAGAAGAAAGCGAATTAAAATAGATTTTAGGGTTAACTACTTCAGAAGAATATGGCAAATATAAAGATAAGGCATCACGAAGAGAAAATTTAACTGGGCAAACTTTTGGAGAATTAACCGTTTTAAGTCTTGATGAATATAAAACGAATAATACAGATAACTATCATTCATATTGGATTTGTTAGTGTTCATGTGGAAATAAAATTTCAGTGAAGGCAAATCATCTTAAAATTGGTCATACATTTACTTGTGGAAATCGTGCTATTCATTATTCTGGTAAAAATAATCCATCTTGGAAGGGTGGAGTTACGCCAGAAAATAATAGAATACGAAGTTCTATTAATTATAAAGAATATCGTGAATCTGTTTTAAACAAAGATAACCATAGTTGTATTATTTGTGGGGCAAAGAATAATTTAGAAGTGCATCATATTTTCCCATTTGCAATATTTCCAGATGATAGATTTAGAGTAGATTGCGGTTGTACAATATGTAAAAATCATCATACTGGTTCATATGATTCATTCCATAAAGTTTATGGAACACATAATAATACTCCAGAATAGCTTGAAGAATACGTCAACGCTAAACGCTGTGAACTTGGTAATTATGAGTATTTTGATGTTTATGCTTACATGAATTCGTATGATGCAGATTGTTTAGAAATAGATGATACAATGTTAGATTTATATGAATAATATTGAATAGTGAAGTGATTATAAGAGACATATACCGAAAGGTTGATTTAAAAAGTTATGGGGATACTCTCACTATTTGGGTATCCCCATTTTTTACGTTTTAGGATTAAAAGGAATATATATCAAGGAGTGTGAGACATGAAAGATTTAATCACAAGTGAAGTAACTGGAAAAACATACGATCCATCAAAGTGTGTAAGAATTCTAAATAGTTTACAAGCGTGTAAATATATTAAGAATTAGTGTTTGCCGCTTGACATTTATCCAAGCATTGACTTTAAAACTGGGCAAGATGTATTGGTATATCTTTTTGACCGTGAAAAATCGAAAGA